AAAATATGGATCAAAGCATTGTGTATTTAAATGTTCCCGGTAACAGTGAAATGAAAGTTGGTGATTTAATTGAGGTTAGAAAACTTGTAAACGAATCTCTTATTGAAGAATCTGGTGAAAATTTAAAAGAAAAAGATGTATTGGGTACTGGTGTTTTCTTAATCACCACTATTTCTCATGATATTGGATTAAAGAGTGGTGGTCCGTCCGATGCTTTGTCAGCAACATATATTATGCGAATTAAAGCAGTAAAAGATTCTAAGGGAGACGAATATGCCTAATGATCATTTGGGTGATCCCAGTTTTAGATGGTGGTGGGGATGTGTAGAAGATAGAATAGATCCTTTACAAAAAGGAAGAGTCCGAGTACGCATCCACAGTTATCACAGTCCATTTAAAAAGGATATTCCCACCGATGCTTTACCTTGGGCTGAAGTAATTCAACCAGCAACAACAGGTAATACCCCACAAGGTGCTCCAGTTGGGTTAGTCGAAGGGTTATGGGTCTTTGGATTTTTTAAAGATGGTGTTGAGTGCCAACAACCAGTTGTGCTAGGTTGGTTGCCCACTTTACCGGAAAATCCACCAAAAGAAGAAACTTCAGGCTCTGATACTTTACAACAAAAAGATTCAGAGGGAGAAACGTTCCAAAAAAATTATGGAGATGGGTTTAGAGATCCAAGAAAACAAGAAGATTTAAAAAACTTTCCATCAAAAGAAGTTAAAAGAGAATACCCATTTGGTAAAGGAAAGAAAACTAAAGACCGTGGTGTTCAATTAACAGAACAAGAACCAAAAAAACAAACGGATCGTTTTGGTAGAGCCATTGCTATAAATGATGCGACTAAAATTAAAGATACAATTATTGGATTGAAGAAATTAAAAAGACCAGAAGGATTATACGATCAAGCGTATGTTGCTGATATTGAAGTAGAAGAAGAATTTAAGTGTGGTGTTGTTAACTTAAATGGTAAAAATACTGGCACTTTAAGTGGATTGGGTTCTGGTGATAATTCTGTAAAAAGTAGCATGGAATCTTCTAAATTTGATAACTGGAAACTAGTAAAAGAAGAACCACTGAATAGTGCAAATAAAAAGATTTTAGGATAATAATATGTCTAATTGCGATGATAATTTAAAACCAACAGAACCAACTACCAGCACTTCTGGTATTAGAAATAATAAACCATCCTCAATTTTACCCCAACGCGAGCGCACCCAAAGAACAACTATTACTAAAGGACAAAAAGTAACCGGAGGAATAACTGCGGCAGATTTAACGGAAGATGGAACCGTTGGTGCTTCTTCTGGTTCTGCTAGTGGAGGTGGTGGAGCTGGTCAAACAACACCCAAAGGTGGAGTCACTGGTAGTTCGTCTCAAGCGCAAGCCTCTGCGGAACCAGCAAAAACAAAAGAACAAATACAAAAAGAAAAACAAAAGAAAAGCGACGACGAACAAGTAACGCAATCGAATAAACAATGGACTCAACCAGAAACTGAACACGGCAGAAAACAAGGCGAAGAAATAGAAGGTAAAGATTTATATCCAAATCAAGAAAAGAAAAGCAAAGAATTTAAACCAGTATCAATATATCCGTTTAATAAAACACATCAAACGGAAAGCGGTCACGTATTTGAAACTGATGATACACCTGGCAGCGAAAGATTATCAGTTTTTCATCGTTCCGGTACAAATCTAGAAGTTTATCCTAATGGTGATTTCGTAGAGCAGCATGTAAGAGATAGTTATTTTCATGTCTTCCGGGATCAATATGTTCATTTGGGTGGTTATTCTAGTGTAACCATTGATAAAGGTTTAAAAATTCTTATAAATGACGATGAAGAAGAAAACAGTAAAGAAGAAAATGTAAATTTTGATATTCATGTGGCGGGAAATGCGAATGTTAATATTTACATTCATAAAGGAAATATGAATGTTTCTTTGGTGGAAGGTGATGCAAACATACGTTTAAACAAGGGTGACGTAAACATTCGTCAAGATGAAGGAAATTATAACCATACGGTTGCTGGTGACTATAATTTAGAAGTCGGTGGCCACATGCATGTTGTTGTCGGAGGTGATGTAGTTAACGAAATAGGAGGAAGCAGAGATGAAAGAATTGATGGGGAATTCGATCAAAAGTATCTGTCAAACTCTTCGAGTTATTTGGGCGAATATTTGTTGGGCGATAAAAGAACTTATGTCGGCGGAAATCAAGTAACTGAAGTTGTGGGTAGTATTAATGAAAAGGGAGAACACAAAAAACAAGAGTTGCAATCTCAAGAAAAAACAATTAATGGTTCCTTTGTTACTAAAACTGGCGGTAATTGGTGGTTAGCATCGACTGCAAGTATACAAATAGACGGTCTTTCCGAAGTTACAATAAAAGCAAAAAAGAGTATGGATATATTTGGCGCAGAGTACACCGGCAAGTTTAGAATATATTCTGGAAATATTCTGGAATTGATTGGAGAAAAGTTCACCGTATTGCGATCTGCCACAGACAAAATAGAACTAAAAACACCAAAAGATGTAACTTTAAAAACTCCTCTTTTATACAAACCAGACGATAAAAAGGCACCACCATTTACAGCAGATCCAAAACCAACGAATTTTGACAACCCAAGTCAATATGAAACTTCCAAACCATCCGAAACAGAGTCATTTATGAAAAATAACAAGAAAGAATGGACACCAACTGGCGCCAAAAATTCATAAATAAAGGCACGCAATTTATTAGGGTATTTTTATGTTGTCAATATTCAAATCAATCAGTCCTGAAATGTGGTATGCTGCTGGTGTTTCGATTATATCTTTTGCTATGGGGACTAGTTTTGCGTTACTAAAATTACTAAAAAACACAAAAAATAAAAAACATACATTGTTTTCCAACAATGGCGCAGATTTTACAAAACTGCACACGCAGGTAAATGAAGTATTGACAGAGGTAAGAATACAATTAGACTGTGCAAGAGCATATATTGCACAATTTCATAATGGTGGTGATTTTTTTAGCGGTGAAAGCATATTAAAGTTTTCAATAACACATGAATCTTGCTCTTTGGGTATAGAACAAACTATAGATCAACAACAAGGAGTGTTATTGACTAGATTTATAGAAAAACTTAAAATATTACAAGAAGATGAAGCCAGAATAATTTTTACCAATACATTAACTGATAGTCACTTTAAAGGATTTATGGAAGCACGAAACACAATTGCATTTGTAGTAGTTCCCTTAAAGAAGGATACCAGTTTATCCCCATATGGTTATATTTGTTGTGAATGGTGTTCTTGGAATCATGCCGAACAAATAAATGCTGATTTTGTTCTAAATTTTCTTAAAAAAGACATACGAATCTTAAACACTTTACTGATTAAACACTAATGACAAAAATTAAAATAACAGATTTAAGTAACGATTTTACCAGCAACCCAATAACTGGTGATATATCTGTTAAAAAAGATCTGGATGCGGTAAAGCAAAGTTTGCGTAATTTGATGTTTTTGAAAAAGTTTGATAAACCATTTGATCCACTAATAGATGTGGGATTAAATGAGGTATTGTTTGAAAATTTCCCAGATGCAATTTTATCTGATATTATTACAAAAAAAGTAGAATATATAATTTCGAAATATGAAACACGAGCATTATTGCAAAAGGTAGAAGTACAAAACTTTGACGACAAAAATTTGCTGCAAATAGACATAACTTTTACTTTAAGAAATGAAGATCAAAGCACTCCACAGAGTCTACAAATAAATCTTGAGAGGATCAGATGAACCCAGATTTTTCAAAATTAGATTATAATGATATTAAACAAAATTTAATATCATTCTTAAAAACACAAGACAAGTTTAATGGCTATAATTTTGAGGGTTCTACTCTAAACATTCTTTTAGATATTTTAGCATACAACACACATTATCAATCATTATACAACAATATAACATTTAATGAAGCCTTTTTGGATACAGCGCAAAAAAGATCATCAGTTGTTTCTATTGCAAAAAATTTAGGATATACTCCAACTTCAACAACTTCAGCAACATGCTCAGTAGAAGTTAGTCGCCCCGCAAGTAATGGAATGTTGGATAGTTATGTTTTGGAAAAATATACTGCGTTTAAAGTAAATAAAGACACTTCTGTTTACTATTTTTATAATTTAAATGACGCTCTATTCACCGAAGCCGAAAAGGCTGAGGATGGCACAGTAACAACATTTTCAACAGGTGCAATTAATTTAAAAGAAGGAATATTGCGTACAGTCAATTATGTAATTGATGGTTCCAATCCTTTCAAAAAAATAACACTAAGAAGCACAAAAGTAGACGTAAGCACAATAACTGTAACAGTACAAAGAAGTGTAACGGATGCTTCGGGTTCTTCTGATGTCTGGAGTGAAGCATCAAATATCACAGAAATAGATGGTATCTCTAATGTTTATTTCCTAGAAGAAGGACCTGATGAGTATTATAGAATATACTTTGGAGATGGAGTAATAGGAAAAAGATTAACAGAAGGTAACTTAGTTACAATTACATTCTTAGAAAGTTCTGGTTCTGAAGCAAATGGTATTGGTATTAATGATGACGTTCTTTCTAGAGTGTTCACATCTCCTGCTTTAAGTGATGCCACTATAGCCGTAGTAACACCCTCATTTGGTGGTTCTGAAAGAGAAACAATACAATCTATTAAATATAAAGCACCAAAGGCATTTACAGCACAAGAAAGAGCAGTAACTGCAAACGATTATTCTGTTTTACTACAAAAAGATTTTGGTTTCATTAAATCAATAAAGTGTTGGGGTGGAGAAGAAAATGATCCACCATTTTATGGTAAAGTTTTTATTGCTATAAAACCAGAAAACCGGGCCGCTTTAACCCAAACCGAAAAAAATACAATTCTAAAGGGATTATCTAGAGACAGATCTGTTGTTGGTATAATTCCTGAGATTGTAGACCCGAACATCATATACTTAATAATTAATTGCGATGCAAAAATTGACATAATTAAAAATAAAGGTTCTATAGAGCAACTTAAAACTAAAATTAAAACAGCAATAAACAATTACATCATAGACAATTTAGATGTTTTTGATGCTGATTTAATTTCAAATGAATTGGAAAGATCCATTCTAGATATCGATAGTTCTATTTTAAGTGCAACAATAACACCACAATTAGAATATCGGTTAGCTCCAGTTTATAATATAAAACAAAATTACACAATAAAATTACAAAATAGATTGGTAAGAAGTGATTCTATAGAAAAACCAAATATTCAATCTTCATTGTTTAATTGTCTTGATTACAAAAATGTAATTCGTTCCTGTAGAATATATGATGATGGTATTGGTAATTTGTACATTTCATTTGTGCAAGAAGGAAAAGAATACTCTTTAGGTGCTTTGCAAAATATTGATTTAAGTTTGTCTGGCAATTTGCCTGAATATATTGGAACGGTTGACTATACGACAGGTAAATTGCAATTAAATAATTTTAAACCATTGAATTCTATAAATTCAATAATAAAATTCTTTGCAAATGTTTATGATTCTGACGTATTTGTAAATCCAGATACTATATTGAGTATTGATCAAGCAGATGTGAATTCAGTTGTAATAAATCTAGTAGAAAGCGCATTTAGAAAACCAATTAAATGATAGAATTACTACTAAAAACACCAATAAATAACGACATCGTTTTTTCTGATGTCATTACTATAAACTATGAAGTAAGAGACACCAGTGGTGTATTTTCTAAAGTTGTTTTTGAAGTCAACAATCAAGTAATTGAAAAGACTGCACGTATAGATGTATTTCAAATTCAATTACCTGAAGGTGAATACATTCTAACTTGCTATGTTAAAAACAAATACAATAAAGAGATATTAGAGACAAGAAAAACAATATCTGTATCTACAAAACCAATAACTTTAGAACTAAAAAATAAACTATCTTCTGTTGTAAGTTCAAGCATACCAGATTTTCTGGAACAAGATTATCAAACTTTTGTTGATTTTATCAAGTATTATTACATTTGGTTGGAATCTACAAAAAATGTAAATTTAATTCCACACACATTAGAACAATATTTTGATGTTGACACAATACCTCCGGAATTAGTTGATCGTTTTCAAGAAACATATTTAAGCACATTTCCAAAACAATTTTCAATAGATAGAGAAACCGGAAATGCTCCGGATGTTACAAAAGTATTAAAAAGAATAAAAGACTTTTATTCCAAAAAAGGAACAGAAGATTCTTTTAGATTTTTGTTTAGAGTGATGTTTGATACGGAAATAACTTTTACGTATCCTAGAGAAAAATTATTAAAAGCATCTGAAGCACAATGGGTAGTTCCAAAATTTATAAGAGCAAAAAATTTAAATGAAGAAGATGCTGCTTTACTAATTGGCACCGAACTTTATGTTTTAGATGAAAATGGTTCAAAGACATTTTCTGCTATAATAGAAGATACGTATACATTTTACTATGCAAGTAATCCAATAACCACTTTAAATTTAATAAATGTAACTGGAAATTTAAATAGTTCTAAAGTTTACTATAGCAAAAATGTATTTGGAGTAATAGAGGAATATAGTATCGATTTGTATTCTATGATAATAGATTACTATCTTTATAAATGCCCGGATTCTTTTGGTTATCCAATATATGATTTTAAAGTTGGAATGGAAATTACTTTGGTTAAAGCAGGGACTGCTCTTTGGTTATTGTGTAATGGTGGTGAAACTGTGGAAGCAATAACAGAAGATGGATGCACTCCACTTTATGGATCAATTGTAGATCCAGAAAGAATAGATTTACCTGATCAATATTTAAAGCACAAAGATTTTGGAGCAGGATTTGAAGCCCAAATTAGTAAAGTGAGCGAAAAGGGCGAAATAGAAGAAATACAAATATTAGATCCGGGATTTAATTGGGGATTAAATGTAAATGGATATGGCACGCAATTTACAGGTAAGCCTAATCCCAAAACTGAAAGTATTGACAGACTTTATGATTGCAGAATACGTTATGTTACTGGTTATTTGTTTACTGGAACTGGGTTTTATAGAAGTAAAAAATCACTGTTAAGCCAAATGGGCATTCTTCAAGATAATTTTTATTATCAACAAAACTCATATGAAATTGGTTCTAACGTTAATTCTTACAAATTTTCTGACATTTTAAAACAAAATGTACATCCTGCGGGGTATAAGGCATTTTATAGATATGATGTTTTAGACGACATTATTGAAAAACGCGAATTGACTACTTCTGAGCCGGGATCATTTGAATTACGTTTTGGTTTTGATGAAGATGGAAATACACTTGGTTCTGATGTTTATGAAAATATCATACAGACTGAATTTCAAACCTTTTCCAATTTTGCAAATTTTAAAATTGGTTTAGAGCCACCCGAATTTACTGATCTAAATATACTCGAAGAAGAAATTATATACACCACAGATTTAGAAATTTCAACAAATGATATTCCAGAAGATTCTGACGGTATAGAAGATTCTCCGTTAGTAATTCCAAATGAATTAACTTCACCTCCCAGATCTACAACAAGTCCTATAGAATAAAATTATGCCAAATATTACTACATCAATAACTATTCAGCCCACAATAAGCAGTTTGGATTCTTTAATAAATAGTCCGAATAATGCATATAATCAAGCATTGGGATCTTTGCCGGATGTTCCACCACCCCCACCACCATCAACAGATGTGGTTATTGAAACCGATACAACAACAGATTTCGTATTCACTACAGACACAACAACAGATTTCGTATTCACTACAGACACAACAACAGATTTCGTATTCACTACAGACACAACAACAGATTTCGTATTCACTACAGACACAACAACAGATGTTGTTGTTCCTCCATTGGATACTGATGTATCCGCATTAGACTACACTGTTTGGGCAGCAGCATGGCAACGTGATGTAAATGTAAATGCACATTCTGTTGTTCCTATGATTTGGGTTGATCCTATGGGTGGATGGGGAGGACCAGGAACTACAGATGTATTTACAGATGATGTGGTAAGTTCAACAAAATATAATCAATTTAAAACAACACTATTAAATGTACCAGAGGGAAGAAGAGTAATACAACCAACATTTTGGGCAGCAGTTCCACCAAATTTAAATTGGTCACCTCTTACTTTTATTGATTATTATACTGCTTTGGATGGAACTACTTTTGATGGAAGAAATATTTCTTGGACACCATGGCAAGAAAATATTATTGATGATGCAAAAACAAGTTTTAATCAATTTTTGGGTAGATGTAAAGCGGATGGTTTAACTTTTAATTATATAACTGATAACACTTATTATGGTGATGGTGGTGCCCCAAGTATATGGAATTTATCAAAACCACCTGTAAGTGATAGAGATGCATACAAGATATACGTTTCAACCACCGGAAATGATAATTGGACCGGTCTATTCCCATATACTACAGGAACAAATGGACCAGTAAAAACAATTAAAAAGGCATCTGAACTTGCTAGAAATTATACAGGCAATAAAAACGTCGAAATTCAAATTCGTCAAGGTACATATCGTATGCTTGGCACAGATGCAAATCCCATCTTTTACTTAAATGAATCGAATAGTGGTAAAGAAGGAAAGTATATAACTTATAGGCCATATAAGAATGAAACAGTCGTTATAAGTGGTGCTGAGGAAATAAGCCACAGTGCATTTACTTTAGTCAACTCTTCAGATCCTAAGTGGAGCAGAATATCGGCAGAAGCAAGAGGAAATGTTTATGTTGCTGATATTTCTGGTTATGATATTGGGCCCGGAATTCCTTCCATGTGGAATGGTGGAGGTACGGGTGGTGATGTTGGTAACGTCGCAGATATGCCTGCTTTGCCTGAATTGATTTTCAATGGCAAAACAATGACTGTTGCTAGATGGCCAAATAAAACATCGCTCAATAGTAATGGATATACTTTTGGCGAATCTGCTGTAATTTCTACAGTTGTAAGTAGTGGGACAAGCGGGGTGTGGTGTGTAGATCCAACTTATCTTGGAAGTAATGTCGATTTGTTAACAGATGGTCCGGCGGATGATGCAAGTTGTTATTGTGGTAGTGGTGCCCCACGTAATGAAAATTGCTTTCAAAATGCAACATTTACATATTCTTCAGATTATGATTCTGTTATTTCAACATGGAGTAGTGCTGCAATAAATGATGGAATTTGGTTGTACGGATTCTGGAGATGGGACTGGGCCGATGAGGCATATAAAGTCGTATCAATTAATACAAGTTCCAGAACCATTACAGTAGCATCTAGAAAATCCCAATATGCTGTACAAAATTATTCACTTTGCAATCCTACAACTGGAGCATTAGATTTAACGGGAACATATTTATCAAATCCAACACCAAGACGTTGGTATGCTCTTAACATTTTAGAGGAATTAGACACTCCGGGTGAATATTATATTGATAGAGCCAACAAAAAGTTATATTTTTGGCCAACAGAAGCAATATCTGCTTCTTCAGAAATACGCATAACACACCGTGCAGTTGCTGGGCCCGGAGCAAAAGACGACGACGAGAATAGTTTTGAAGTTGGTTATCACCCAAACGGTTTCCCAGACAGAACATGTTCAAAGTGTTTCCCATATAAAGGTTGGGAGGACACCAATTATGGTTGGTATCAACCCGGTGGAGCATTACAATCGAGACATGTTTATAACAGCAAAAATACTTTAAAATCTCTATTTAAATTATACAAAACAAAAAATATTATAATTGAGGGATTAACTTTCCGTGATAGTGCTGGTAGTGGAATTGAATTAAATCTATGCGAAAATGTAATTGTTCGCAAGTGCAAGATTTTTAATGTTAAAAAGGATGGAATAAATGCTATGGGTGGTAAAAATGTTACCATCGATAGTTGCACATTATATGATATTGGTAGAACTGCAATAATTAATACTGGCGGAAATAGACAAACTTTAGAACCAGCAAATAAATTGGTAACTAAATGTTCCATTAAACGATGGAATAGAAATAAGTACAATTATGCTGCTGCTATAATTTTAAATGGCTGTGGCAACACTGCTTCTTATAATTTAATGTCTGATGGTAGTGGAGGTATACTGATTTATGGTGCAAATCTAACTGTAGAATATAACCATTTACATAATTTGATTGGAGAAACGGATGATGCTGGAGGAATATATGCAGGCAGAAATGCGGCATTCATCAACAATATAATCAGATATAATTTCTTAAACAACGTAAAAACTAATCTTCCGGGTGGTTATTATTACAGCAATTCAACAGTTCCGAGTGGTTGTGTTACTGCTGAAAATAAAAATACAGCAGGAACACACGGTGTTTATTTTGACGATTTAATGTCAAATTGTTCTGTTATTGGAAACGTTTTTTATCAAGTTGGTGGTGGTGAAGGATGTGCCGTATTTTTTAATGGTGGTGTGAAAAACACTGTAAACAATAATCTTTTTATTGATTGTAATCGCGCATATGGTGCTGCGGTATCTACAAAAGGTTATTGGAATAATCATTTGAATGATTCAAGAATAGCGATTGTTAATAATTTAAATTATCCTTGGTATGAAACTGGTGGACCGCTCGATTCAAATGGTAAAGAAACAAACGTTAGTGGATATAGTCCATATACTTGGTATGGTTCTGGTAATGGAAATAGTGCTTGGGCTAATAACTCTTTAGCGGGAATAATGCCTGTTGTTGATATAACTGCCCCAATATATCAACAAACATGCCCACAATTATCTCAAATGATTTCTGTAAATGCTTCAAAGGTTGCAACAATCGTTGAAGATGCTGCACAGTTTAAAAATAACACAAATAATAACGTAATAATTAATACTCCTTCAGATTCCGATAGACTTGGAATTAACACCATTAGTGGTGAAACATGGTCGCAAGCAATATATGGAGGTTTTAATGTTGGTGCTGAATTAATAGAAGATACTAACACCATTATTACTTTTGCTGAAAGAGCAAGTTTAAATTTCAAATTATCTGCTTCAGATTTAGCAACAATCAGAGCATCATTGCCAACATTTGAAGATATTCCTTTTGAGAAAATACCAACACTATCTTATGTGCCAGAATCTTATACTCAACAAACATATTCAAACTGTGCTGTAGATAATAGACATTACACTTGCGAAAGAGATTTTTCAGATCCAGATGCTTTGGAGGCCATAGTAACTGATAGTAGATTTACAAGTACGGTAAATCCAGTAAATGGTAAAACGCTGTCGCAAGATTTTATGGATCGTTATAATGCTATTATTACTAAAACAAACAGCATGGATCGTTCTCTATACACAAATCACAGTTCCAGTTGGTATGTTTCACCAATAGCAACAGCATATAATGTACTATCTCCTAATTTTGGTTACATTGTGGATGTTGGAGAACCATTTAGAATGCAACAGTTTCCGTGGACTAACTCAAGCACAGATGCTGCAACTAGAGCATGGACTGGTGTGACTTTTGATTGGGGAATTTATTATAGAACCACTCTATTTAAACAACCTCTTGTAAATAATGGTTATTCAAATGTAAAATATTCTATTGATTATTCTTATGCATTAAATGCCGAAGAAGCACAATATGTTCAAGATCAATATGGTGGTTGGCAAGGAGACATAAGAGAAGATTACCCAGACGCTTTGTATACTCCACCATTATATGGTGAATTAGAGACTGGAATGTTTAATCGTTATACCTATGCAATAAATCCAGAAAATGATGATCAAAAATATTTGATGGGATTTGTGTGGGAAAATCAAGATTTACCACAAGGTTATTTGAGATTTACAAGTCCAATTTGGGTTGCATTCTTAAGAGATATGAAACTATTAAGAGGCATAATTAGATCAAATCCAAACGCTTGGCAAAAATTGACACCTTGGATACCAAGTCCAGATGGTGGTGATGTATCTGGTTCTAGAATGAGATATTCTAGAAGTCAAGGAGAAACGGCATTACAATTCTGGAAAGAAATGATTTTCCATGCTTGCTTACATGGGACACAACATTTTAATTATTGGAATTCTGGAGCCACATCTACAGTTGGTACAACAAATACATTAGAGTTGCACAATATTTTAGAAGAATGGCGTCAACGAAGCGGAAATAGTAGAGCGCAACCAGTAACAAATAGTAGAATTGCTGTTAATTCTTCTGTTATTATTAGTGGCGGTAGATTGCTTAGTAGTAACAAGTATCTTTGGAGAGTAACGGCTAAACCATCATCTTCAGTAACACTTAGAGCATACGGCAATTCTCTCGACAGAACCGACATTCCACAAACAATAACTTTAAATAATAACTCAAGAGGTGCTTGGCTTTTGACTGATAGTTCAGTTCCTCCAACTTATGTTCTTGATGAGGGTGGACAACAAGAAGATGTTGAATTGAAGTATATCACTTTAATGCGAGCAGATTATCAAACTCAAATACACAGAGGTCGCGCCATATTTGGAGGTGCTTCTCATGACTATGGTAGTGGAATTGGATTTGATCAAAATGGTAAATCTCTTTCGGCTCTTCAATACATTTATAATACGGGAATTACGTGGTCTGGACACCAAGTTGGTAATTTGAATTGGTATTCGGCTGCAAATTATAGAATAGATTCTAATGGAAATGCCATACCTGTCGTAGTTCGGACATCTCCCACAACAACCGTAACTCACTGCAATAATGCATGTTATAGTAGTAGTGGTTGCTTCCAAGTACCAGGTATTCCTAGCATAATGTTTGTGAAATATATGTCCGAAACCGGCGAATGGGGAGCACCAATGCGTCCAAATGATCCATTCCCAAATGGCGCCAGTGGTAGTTTTAATTTTATTACAATAAATGGTGTTGTGTTTACAAAACAACCAACAGATAGAGGAAAACCACTAGATTATAGTTTTACACATTATGGAAATAGTACTAATTCTTCTGGTATTCCTTATAGTTTTTGGGCAAGAACTCCAGCGCAAAATGGAAGAAATGATTTGGCATATGATTATACTTGGCAAGGAACAGTACAACTCAGATCTGGTCATGAGCATGTTATTCCTCAATATAATTTGTCAGTAAAATTACGTCAATCTAGCGATGGTGATCACACCAAAAATGAACCGGGAAATATATGGAAGTATAAAGGTTTCGTTTTTGCACCAATAAGACAAGATGATGGATGTGCTGATCATTTGTTTGTCGATCAATATAAAATGTTGTTAAACCTGTACAAAGCAGAGGAAGAATACAAATATTTTGTAATGAATTTGCCCACAGTACCTTCTTGCATTGTTCAAAGTGCAACTTGGAAATCTTTAGTAGCAGAAGAATTTGTAAACGGTGCGTATAAACCAAAAGAAATATTTGTAAATTATGAAGAAGAACTAGTCGATCAAATTCGTTGTTTAAACATAACTGGCAGAACAGGTCCTAATAATTATGGTAGAGTTAATAACCAACCACTAACCAATGAAATATGGGAAAGAATAGTTTCTTATATTAAATTGACCAGAAAAATGAATTATCATATTAAATCGGTATTTGGACCACAAGTTAAAATATCGCACTATGATATGTTTAATTTACCATACTATCAGGAATGGAAACAGGGTTGGAATCCGGCAAAAGATGGTCTTATATGGTCGACGGATTATTACACGGATAGAGATAATGGTTGTCCATTCTGTTCTGAATTGGACATAGATTACCCAGGTGATGTTGCGTATGCTGCTTTACCTTTAGAACAAAAACTAGTTTTTATACGCAAAGCAGTCGAAGCATTACAGAGTAAAATATTTAAAATGGGTGCAGCGATTAGTAAAATGTGTCTATTTGAAAACGTAGAAGGACAACCAGATGTTCTTGACTTGAGACAAGAACTCTCAGAACTATTACCACAAATAGATCCTAATTTGTTTATTATTGAAGGATTAAATCACTATCCAAATTCTGCACATGGTGAAATATGTAACAACGTCCACAAGTATTATGCTGCAACTCCTAATGGATTTAATGAAGCATCCACTGTAAATTATAAAAATAATGCAGAAATAAACAAAAGTAGACAACAATCCATACATCACAAAGAACAAGCCAGAGTTGGTATGTTTAATAATCAACGATCTGGTAAATTGTATTCTTGGTTTGTTCAAGGTGTTTGTGGTTCTGATGTGGCGGAAATGATGTATGAATACTACAATTCTAATTTGAAGGATAATGCTGGATTTGTAAAATCTTGGACAGATAGTGGATTTGCCGCAACAGAAGTGTCTTCGTTCCCATCTACGGAAACAAATCCAAATCATCTTGCTGGAGAAAGAATTTATCAAGTTAAATTTGCATCAAAAAATGCTTCAAGGAGAAGTTTTTTGAAGCATATGCCATGGATTAACATGACAAATGATTTCTTAAATCGTTCTCAAATTGCAACAACAATTAAATACAAAGATGAAGTGATTTGGTCCGACAATAATCTAGCATCAGTCATAATGACAAATTTAAACGGAATAGCATCAGAACCAAAAGAATATCGCACTGAGGGGTATAACTTAAGACCATGTGCTCAAGGTGAATCACCAGTTTGTGTTTCAAATTGTCAACCAGGCGAAACACCAACGTTCAGTTGTAGAGATATAGTAGCAAATCCATATATAAAACCAGCACTGATAGAAGATAATTTTAAACTAAGAAACAATAATTTTGATACATTTAGTTGCACTAAAGGAACTCCGGCGACATGGACCAACAACTCACTAAATTGTGTAGAATACTGCTATGTTGATCCTGTTGTACACGGTGCGGGTTCTACAACATATCCAATAACCAGTTTGCTCAGAGCAAGAAGACACATGTATGGATTAGCAGTAGAATATGCTGCTTATGACGACATGGTAGCAATACCTCTTGAGGATTTTGCAAATGACATATATTGGGGTGGTTATTTGGGTGCAAATGGAAGGTTTGATCCATTTATCACCACACCTCCTGCAACCGTATCGGCGGCTCAAGAACTTGATCGACCAGGTTGGCCTCATATTAGAGGAAGTGAAACCGCAAAACGAGCACAAGGATTAGGATTAATTCTTGCTGCAAGAAAAGAATATTCAATTTACAAATACATTAAAAATCCAACACAAACAAATGTTAGAGATTGGCCACAACCAGCAGCAGACTTTAATGTAGACAGAAGACCAGGTATTGCTGCTACTATTACTGTATCTGGTGGACCGGGTGCTGAAGTAGTAATGGGCTATAGTGGTACAAACACAAATAGAGCAGAATTCTTTAAGAAGTGTTTGGATGGAAGTGGAAATCCAATACCAAATGTTGGTTTTCAAAAACTTATTGATAACTATTTTACATGGAACTATGATAAGGGTGTTCGTAGATTTATGATTTGGACACCAGGCGGAACTGTATACCACACATATCCAAATGGTGAACGGCCAGCGGTATATACCTCTGCCATCACAAGTTCAATGGAACGTAGAATTTATGAAATTTATCAAGTCGCACAAGATGGTGTAACTACAGTAATTAATAAAATTGTAAATCCTGCCGAAGCATGTTGGAGAAATATAACAACTCCAGTTGATGTATTCCCAACAGATGGACAAGTTAATACTCTTCTAATACCTGCAACTGTAGCAGAAGCAGAAAGTTATCCTCTTTGCTCTGATACTGATTGGAATGGAACTTCACCTTGCTTTGATCCTGAAGGTAGAAAAAATGAAGTATTGACTTGTATGGAGCAATGGATTGATTCTCATCCAGACGCAGATGTTGGTGTTTATATGGGCTATACAATACCAACCTTAAATGGTGAACCCGAAACTGGAGCACCAACAATTATTGGTGATGCTGGTGGTGGTGGTTGGTTGCAAAATGCAGGAGATGCTGTTTGTTGTGAACCTGAGTGTTCTTTCAGTTTACTTTCAGATGCAAGTAATGGACTTCCTGCCAATAATCAAATTAGAAAACTGTTAGTAAATGGTAATACAATATATTCTGTAAATACTGCGGGTGGATTGTCTATATCCACTAATGGTGGCGCAACATATGTAACTAGAACCACAGCCAATGGACTTGGAAGTGATACGATTAGTGATATTTTTGTTGTGGGTAATAATGTATATGCTGCAACTAACCGCGGATTATCTATCTCTACTGATGGTGGTCAAACTTTTATTAACAAAAGTGGTGGTTCTTCGGGTTTGGGGGGCACCAATTCAGCACATGTTGCTAGGATTAGTGGAGTTTTTGTAAAAAATAATACAATTTATGCCGCAGTAGGAGGAGTTTCTGGTCCAACAGGAGGACAAACCGGGCTAGGTATTTCAACGGATGGTGGTGCTACTTTTACAATGCGAAATAGGACTAACAGCGGTTTAGGTGGTGGTAGCAGCAGTTCAGGTTGTAATACAGTATTTGTTGATAATAATAACAAAATTTATGTTGGAACACAGACCGGAGGATTGGGCATTTCAACCGATGGTGGTAATACCTTTACAATGAATGATTTTGGTGCCCAACTAGTTGACGTTCAACGTATAAAACAACTTAATAATAAACTTTATGTTGTTGCAAATAGAATTGGTATTTCTACTGATGGTGGACAAACATTTACCATTATTACACAAACAACTGCTCCGGGAATAATTCCTGGTTCTAATTTTATAGATTTGACACCAGTAACGAATGATATATTTTATACTAGTACGGGAACTGGTTTATACAAAACTATTAATAATGGACAATCTTTTACTAAAATTGATTTTGGTTACAATGGCTTATCACCAACATTAAATAATTCCACAATAGAAATACACAACAATCTACTTTATATTGCTTCGTCGACCGGTGGAGGAATAAGAGTAGGAACTAATTGTTTGCCAGCACCTTCTATTAGAGGATGGCAAATTCCAAATCCAGAAAATAATCCGGCACATGCTGCATTCTTACAATCCGAATTACAACCTTGGATTGATATTGGAATTAATTTCCTTGGAATGGATGTTGGAGTTGGTATGTTTAATTACCAATATGGTGGTGCATTGTCGTTTGGAGCAAATCCAGTATCGAGAGAACCAGTTGGTGATTATAAACAATGGTTACAAACAACATTCCCAACCCTAAAAACAATCATTAATGAAGCAATACAACCCGACTGGAAAGCACCAGTATTGGATGAATTTAATAAACCAGTTGTTGGAAGAACTTATCCAAGAAAAACTCTGTTAAAGACAAATCGTGCAACAGAAGTATGTAAAGGTGTATTGGTTTCTTCTGAAACTTTGGGTGGAGAGCCTTGGAACACAGTATATACTGACGATTGCTGGCATAACAAAGGAAGAGAAAGATTTAGAAAACTAGATCCTGCTGGAAAAGATTACCGTACAGCACAAGATCCTAATAATTTTGTTTATGCGCCAGGTGCATACCAATATTCTGCTTATATGATTCTTCTTAATGGTAATTTGAATTCATCAGAATGGAATATAGGATTACACAGTAATGCAAATACCATACAAGGTTGGGGTGGCTTAGATCCAAATAAAATGTGGTGTTGGTATAGAAAAAATACAGAAATTGGTTTATTTGTTGAAACCTTTTATCTGTTAAGTAAAACAATGAGAGATGCATATAGATTACAAAATCCAAATGAAGTGGATGCCGCTGGAAATAACACATATAATAATCTTTGGCAATTCACTCCAGCATGGCATGATAAAGGAATTTCTACACCTACTCCTACACCAAGTGGTGTTGCGTCTTGGGATGGTAGAAATATATTAAGAGATAGTGATACCTATAACAAAGTAAGAAATGAAATGTTTGTGGAAGTTAAAAATTACATAGAAAGAGGATATGTTTATTGGACTTCTCTCGGTAAAGATGCATTCCAAGTGCTTAAAGATGTACATTCTGATCTATTGAGTTATGTTGCGGGTTACGAATCAGATGACAATATCTTCCCAGAAGACGAAATTACAGAAAATCGTGCTACAGTTTTGTCGGACGATGTAAAAAATAATATAATAATTTCTACAGTATCTACAAAAGATAATGAAACCCTGTTGGCAACAGTAATAAATAATCAGGAAATAATTACAACAGATTTTGGTACAGATACTAGTCCGTTTGGAGATCCAGAATTATTTGAACCCGGACCAGGGGAATTTGGTGGGTTTGGTGGTGGTGGATTTGGACCATAATTAAAGGAACTATAAATGGCAACATTCAGACAAAGAGGTAGAGAAAATAACGCAAACGTGTTTATTAGTGATTTTGAAACTAAAACAGATAACACTTATTTTATCTCAATTGGTAATGCTGTAACAAGTCCAGTTGCCTCGGTTACACGAGCAGCAGATACCATGCAAGCAGATCAAAATGCATGGAACAATATGTTCTTTATGAACCAAATTTTTCGTTCAGATTTATCTTTAATGATAAAAAAGATAGATTGGATTTCCGGAACCAGATACGAGGCATTTGACAAAAATAAAAATCAATATGAATTGAACGAAAAGTTTTACGCATATAATTCTGAAAATAATAGTGTGTATCTTTGTTTAGCAAGTCCCGAGAATGAAAACAGTCTAAGCACCTATCCACCAACAACTCAAGGTTTAAACCCAGAAGTTAAACCCGATGGATATACTTGGAAATTTTTGTATCAAGTTCGAGAAGAGAATCTAGAAAAATTTGATTATCCCGGATTTCTACCAATAGAAAATGTAGGTGTTGAATTATACACAGACGAAAGAGTTTTACAACAAAATGTCGAGGTAAACACCGTAAAAGGTGCAATTGAATCAATTGACGTTGTTCAACAAGGTGCTTCCTTCCCAGAAATAGTAAATAATAATTTTGTCTCGAATTTGTATTATGGTTATGCTACAGAAGATACTGTTGAGGGGGATGATATTCATACAGAATATTATTTTGACGCAGATCTTGAAGGAAGAACAGAACTTTCAAGAGTTGCCAATTTTTATGATAATAACTATATAATACATTTTAAAAATGGTTACACTGCATTAATAGAAGAAACAGAAACAGTTACAAACCCCACATCGGGCAATCCTGCTATCAGATTTAAAATATGCAATCTATTGTACGATATATTTTCAGGTGATATTGAATTTATAATACCACCACTAAACGAACCATTTTGTATTATTCCTTATATAAGAGTAATTGGTAATGGTTCGGATGCGGTAGCAATACCTGTATTTGATCTTGATAAGAAAATTACAAGAGTAGATTTAATCTATAATGGAAAAAACTATACTTATGCTGAAGCAAAGTTTTTAGTAAATTCTACTACAATTTTAAGCCCAGTTTTGGGATTAAATGGATTGACATCCAATGTAGTAAAACTTCTTGGCGCAAAACATGTAATGATATCCAAGAAAATTAAACCAATTACTACATTATCACAATCAGATCCAATACTATATTCTTCTGTAGAAAATACAGGAGTTGTATATAGCGGAGATCAGTATCTAGATGTTGTTTCCGAAAATACATATTACACTCAATTTTGTTTAATTAAAAATCCTAAGATTTTAAATATCGATACAAATTTACAAGAAATTGCCGGTTCGACTATTTCTGAAATACGAGAAATGGTAATAGAGTCTATAGATCCCAAAGTAACTATAGTTATTGGTACTCCACTCAATCCATATACAAATACTACAAATTTTTTCGAAGTAGATGACATTATTGTTCGGGGACCAGATTCTAGACCAGATCAATTTCAAGCAAAAATAACAAATGTTTCTGTAAGTGGAATCAGTACAACTGTAGAGTGCGATTTAATTAATGGTGCATTTGAAACATATTCTGGATATAGAATAAAAAATAAGAAAAATACAGCAACCGATATTTCTGATGATGAATTTTTTGTGTTTTTGGATTGTGAAGAAAATTGCTCAAATTCGATTTATGCAACCTATGAAAATGTGTTTAATCCTACAGACTTTTCTTCGGATGATGCACTTTTTGGGACAAGCAGTTATAAAAGTGCAGAAATATACCCACCCCTAAGTGGATATGTTTTTGTTAATCCTGTATATCCAAATAGAGCAAAAGTAAAAGTAAAAGATGCTGAACTTGGTTTCTTGCCGGGAAGATATGAAGATGGAGAATTTGTGCCTGGTGAAACTATAATTGGATTAAAAGACGTATTGGGTGTACCAACTATCACTGCAAAAGGTTCTTTAGTATCAATTAGTGAACCCACAGAAATATTGTCGGAAACTTCATTTGGTTATGCTTATATTTTAAGATGCACAGTAAATCGCTCCGGTGCAGATACGGTATATGATTTAGTTAATGAAGATGGTGTTTCTTTAGAAACCAATACTATTATACAACAACCAAGCACTGGTGCTATTGGAAAAATAATCAGAGTAGGATTACCAACCGGAACAGATGGTTCAAGTACAGTATATCTTTATGTTAATAATTACAATGACAAAGAATTTAATGCTTTAGGTGGTTCTTCGGATATATTACAAACAATTAATGATTTGTATGATCCAACAACTGCTCAAAATATGAATCTTTACGTTCAAGAAGTTATTTTTAAACCAAGTCTTGTGCCGTATTCTGGGGATTTGTTATATATAAATGATGCAGGTCCTGTGCAAAGACGAGTAGAAAATTCTGAAATAATAAAACTTTTAATAGAGTTCTGAGGAAAATATGACTTTTAAGAATCCAGATTTTAGTTCAAATTCACCATATTATGATGATTTTGAGGAAGCAAAGAACTTTCTAAAAATACTTTTTAAGCCTGGATATGCAGTTCAAGCCAGAGAACTGACACAACTGCAAACTATTTTGCAATCTCAAGTTGCAAAATTTGCTGATCATATTTTTCAAGATGGTAGTCAAGTTTTTGGTGGTAAAATACAAATTGTAAATACACCGTATATTCGTTTAGAGAAATACACACAATCAACAATAGGTGCTACTACTAATTTAACAAACGATTATTTAACCAATCTTCCTACTAATTTATTAAAAGTTTATAGTAAGTCCGGCACAACTTTTACAGAATTGGCAACTGTAAAAATATCATATTTTGAACCATCGGGCTACTCCGCTTCCGATGACTATGCTGTTGCATTTTATAACGTAGTATCAATTGCAGATACTCAAAATGGCACATTTGAGATGCAACGAGATTATTACATTGGTTCTTCCAACGCTGGACCATTTGTAAAAGTTATAAATCCAACACAACAAACAACAACACCTATTCAATATACCGTTGAACCATTTGGAAATGGTTACTTAGTAACCGTAGATGATGGTATTTTTTATATAGACGGTTATTTTGTAACTACTCAAAAGCAAACAATATCTTTATTTAAAAATTCTTCTCAATACGAATCAGATTTTAGTATTGATACTGGTTTAACATATAACTGGGCAAGTCAGGGTGTACGTTTATTCAATAAACCATCACATAGAATTGGTTATACAATAAATCGTCAAATTGTTACCGCAACGGAAGATAGTACATTAAATGATCCTGCTCGTGGATTTTATAATTTTAATGCTCCCGGTGCCGATAGATATAAAATTTCTTTAGATTTGACTAAAATTGAATATCGTTCGGGAGTTGTAGATATAGACAACTACGTTACTGACGATTTTATACAAATTTTAAGAACAACAAACGGCGTAGTTGATTACATCAAAGATCAATCTTCATATTCTCAAATTTTAGATTTATTTGCAAAAAGAACTCAAGATGAGTCGGGTTCATATACCGTTAAGCCTTTTATTGCTGAGGTAAAGAATCATTTAAGAAAAGACAGATATCTTTTAACAGTTAGTAATGATTCTATTACAAGTATGTTTCCCGGAACAACATTTAGACCACAAATAAATGGATACGTATGGGCTGGATCTTCTACTTTTAATCCGTTCACTTCCCCCTCATTAGCAAATCAACCTTTTGTTGTAGCAAAAATTGTAGATGTTATTGGTGATTATGATACGAGTTTAGCGATACCAAAATCATTAAAAATTGTAGTTGAATTACAAAATACCAATAAATTTACATTTGGTTCTGGTTCATATTTTTCAAAAAATACAAGCACAGGTCCTGTAACTGGATTCAATGTTAGTGGTGTAGAGTTGCAAATAGACTCTAAAGGAACATATTCTTTATCGGATGTTCCTGTAGGTGATCCTACTAAGATGACCATTACAATGCAGCCAGGAAAAGCATATGTTTATGGATATGAATATGAAACATATGCACCAAGAACTGTGGATTATGTAATTAATGGAAATCAAACGGATATTAAAGTAGTTACTGGACAAAATGTGGAGTTTGAACTAGGCAATTACGTAAAAGGCAATTTTGTACAAAGAACCACAGCAAACACCATAAATTATGAAGAAATGCCTTCTTTGGATCTAATTGACGTAGATACAAATACATTTTTGATTTATCCTGCTAATACCACTACAGCAGAAAAAAGAATATATGCATGGGCACCATTTTTTGGAGCAACCGAAGATATACAGGGCGACATGGTTGACATGGCAATATTAACTAATAGTGAAAATTTAGAAGGTGCAGTATTTCCTCACGAAAGCGTTATCTTTGTGGCAGAGTAATTAACTAATGCACATAAATAGGATAAAAGGGTAAAAATGGCATTAACAACACAAACAAACAACGGTTATAAAAATGGCTTATCAAACGAACTGATGAGAGTTTCTGGCGAAACGAGTCAGACAACATATACTGCAAGTTGTTTTTCCGACAAAGTTACCGATGTAATCCGAGTTAATTTTCTAGATCCATTTAGAGGAAATTACAGAACTGCATATGATCCCACTAGTACCAATCTAGATTCACCAACGCAAGATGGTCGTAGAGGATTTCGTGAAGAAATATTTTTAGAAGCAACAAGTCAAGGAAATTATGATATTTTAAAACACTTTAGAGTTAAACAAATTAATGGTTTAACTGGTGAGGTTATTGCAGAAGGAATTCCCTTAAGATGGGTTCCACCATCTTCAGACGGTATGGGTGGTACTTTATTCATAAAAGTATTGTATCAAGATTTACCAAATCCTACAACGTTTAATCAAGCAAACGGTGTAATATACTGTGATGCAATTGATCAATTTACATATGATGGAAAAACATACGATGGCAATCCCGTATCGGTTGGCACTACAATAAAATCAATACAAACAGTATCTAACGTTTATAAATTAACAAGCGTTGAGGCTTATAATAGTGCCCCATCCACTCTACCTTGCGTTGGTGGTACAGAAGGTGTAATTACTTTGGGTAAAGGAATTTACCAAAGCGGTCAAAGAGTGGTTTTGAAAGAATTACCCACAACAAATGGTTCTCCATGTACTACTAGTTTTTCTGCTACTGGTTTAGTAATATCATCTACCATTGATACACTATCACAAAAAGTTTCGGTTTTCGTGGAGTTTGATCAACCACTAAACGATACTGCTGGAGAGAACGGCAATTGTTCAAATTGTACAAATGCATCTGAAAGACTAGTTCTCTGCACAGGAGATGCGTCTGGTAGTTGTTTATCATCTTGTACCATATATTCTATTGATAACGTTAGAAAAATAAGCACACCAGAATGTGGTACTGTACAAAAAATATACTTTTCAAATGAAATTGCAGAAACTGGAGAATTTGTACCGGGTAGAGAACTTTATCAGTGGAAATATGAAAATTGTGGAAACCACCCTGGCAATGGGTCGTATCATATTCAAAAGCAAGCGGATGCACAATCTAAAATTGTTGGTGAATATTTAAATTGGGATACCGCAACTAAAGTTCTTTATGTTCTTTGTCCTAATTCCATAATGGAAACTAAATATGGAAATGTATACCAAATAACAGAAACAGGAACTTTATTATCTAGAGGCACTGGTATCTCTTCAAATAGTAAATTTGAAAAGAGAACAGGCTCATTTATTAATCTTAGAAATACTACAGAAACACCAACATATGTTTCTGGTAGAGAATATCAACAAGTTTGGGATAGTCCAACTGGTGGTGAATTATTAATTCAAACTTTGACAAGTACATCAACTTCCTATAATCCAAACTATGAATATGTAATTGGTGAAACTGTAATTCAAGCACTTACAGAAGATTTTAATGGAAATGTTGTTGGTTATGCTGCTGGCACTGTTGTAGATTGGCAACCAAATACTACGGCATTGGATAGTGTTCCATCTATATTAACTATTAAAAGACAAAAAATTGGAACACAAAATCCTTTACTCATAAACACAAACGATCCACTAATTCCTGTTGGAACAGCTCTTGGTCGTTTTAGATTTGGTACAAATTTAGCTCCAACTACTACAGGTACATTACTAAAGAATACAAAAAGAAATATTCTTCCTTTGCGTATTTTTGAAACCGTTTCTACAACTGGTAGCACCGTAACCGATTGGTATGATTTTAGTTCAGAAAATGTTGTACAAAATTCAACAACAACTGCTTTGACGGATAGTGTAGTTACAGCGAATATTGCCACTATTGCTAAGGGATCTTCTATAGGAACTACTAGAATTAAAGCAATAAAACTAAATGCTGGAAATGTTTATGATATTTCATTAATGAATACCAATATATTTTATAATGAACCAGTTTCATTTAAAGATGTAACACAAATTGGTAAATCAAATGTTTTGACAAATACGAGCGGAGTATCATATAGTTCAATTGAACCAGTAATAGAAATACAACAAGATTATGTAAATGGTCAATATCTAACTAAGATTTTTAATCCTACTTCGGACAAACAAATAATACCTTTACCAGCCGGCGATGTACTAGAAAATGTTACATCTGGATCGGCTAATTTTGGTTCAACTTTATTGACAATTCAACAAATTTTTGATGTTAATTTCCCAACAAATAGTGCAGAAGTTTTTGTTGCCGGTAATATAAATGGAGCAGAATTCCCAAGCGTATTCTCTTCAACTTATTCCTTTGCAGTAGATCAATCCGGTAATAGTTTAAATCTAGTAAAATACAACAATTTAGCAATATCTTCAGCAGAACCTTCAGACAACAATACACTATATTATGATATAATCGTTGCAGATGATGCAAACGTTGGTATAAAGTTTAAGAAAAAATCAACAAGCAGCGTTACTAATATGATTTTTGGTGCCGAAATAAAATGTTCAGCATCTAATGTAATAAAAGTAAAACAACAAAAAACATTTAATGCTACAATTGATTTAACTTATAACACGTCTGGTCCATTTAAGGATAAATGGACTGCAACTATACCACTCATAAGTGGTGTTGATGTTTATTCATTAAATTCCGTATTTGCGGTTTCTGGTTCATCCATTCTTACTATTATTTCAAATAACGTTAAAAATCTGTTTGGTATTTCTAAAGAAACAGACGATTACTTATACAAACCAAGTATTCTTGTTTTGTCTAATGATGGCGTTAGAGCAAACACAAACACCGATCCAAATCAAGGTCCAATAACACCAACTGTTCCAACTTTTGGTTTGTTTGAACGGGACGGCTTAACCGAAAATTACAAAGTAAAAATTCGCGTTAACGGGCTTGCCTATGAAGCACCAACAGGTCCAGGATTAGTTGTTCGTGAATCTTATAGAGATAGTAACAATAATCTTTTAAGTGTTAAGAATATTCCGTATTACGTCTCTAAGGTAGATGGAGAGCAATACCATAGTACTGCATTTATTGATTGCAGAGGTACGCTTGAGGATGATATTGTTTATAATAAATTTGTAATACTTCCACAATCTTCTACTATTAACACCACTCTTGGTGTTTATGCTCCGCGCTACGATATTTTATACATTAACAAAAATGGATCGTTTAAAGTTGCATATGGTGCTGCATCCTTTACTCCATCGTATCCAGAATTACCTGAAGATGGAATGATTCTTTATAAGATCAAAAAACCAAGTTATGTGTTTGATAGTCAAGACCTCTCACTACAGTATACGGATAATAGACGTTATACTATGCGAGACATTGGTAGATTGGAAAAACGAGTACAGCAACTTGAAGTATATTCTGCTTTGTCTTTGTTGGAAAAAGATGCAGACTCCCTGTTAATTGAAGATACAAATGGCAATAATAGATTTAAAAATGGTATTATAGTAGATCCATTTGAAAATCATAAAATTGGTGAAGTTTCTCATGTTGATTATAACATTGCCATAGATCCGGTTGAAACTTGCTTAAGACCAAAAGCCCAAACAGAAAATTTAAAATTAATTTCTGTTACTCCAACTGAGTCTGCAAAATTTATTGAAATTTTGAATACTAAAACTGGGGTAACTGGAACTACCAGTAATGCACCAATATCAACTGGTTTGTTTATGCTTCCATTCACGGAAACTGCATTTGTAGTTCAACCACAAGCAACGCGTTCAATGACTTTAACGCCATTTGAAACATTAAATCTTGAAGGAACCGTACGGCTTTCACCTAGAGAAGACGATTGGGTTGACACTGAAACCAGACCAGATTTAAATGTAAATCTTGCAGGAGAAAATGACATATGGGAAGACATTTTAGATGAATTAAATTCGTCAGAAGATGGACCCTTCTCATTGAATTTTGGTAATTGGAGTGAATTGAGTAGACAAACTTCTTCCAATACAACAACAAATAGAACAACAAGAGGAAGAAGAAGAACTACAACCAGAACTACAACCACAAACAGTACAATAAGAGAAGAAAGAAATATCACTGGAGAACAACTAAGAACTGGAACTGAACAAATTTCTTTGGGTGATAGAGTTGTAGATGTGTCTTTCATTCCTTACATGAGAGGCAGAAGAATCAAAATAGGAATTAGTGGACTGAAATCTAATTCAAGATTATACCCATTCTTTGATGGTGTAGATGTTTCACAATATTGTTATTTGTACAGCACCTTAGATGCATTAGATACGGATATAGCACAAGTCTCTCTAACGGAAGCAAATAAATTTACATCTACAAGTGGTGGATTTAAAAAGTCATCTGCTCAAGGAAATGCTTTCATAATATTTGATATGCCGACTGGCACATTCAGAACTGGTGATAGAAAGTTTACAATTTCTGACAATCAAAATAATGATTTTTCAAGAGCAACTACTTTTGCAACGGGAACATATTCTGCTTCCGGTCTTTCACAAGTAAGAGAAACTACAAAGGCAACAATTAGAACTTTTGAAACTGAAACCATTAATACCACAGAAGAAAGAATAAGATCAGAAACAACTGTTAATGTTCAAACCACTACAGTTCGAGTAGATCCTTTGGCGCAAACATTTACAATAAATCCAGAACTGTATCCAAATGGTATATTCTTGAGTAGCATTGATGTTTTCTTTGCAAGAAAACCAGACAATTCTACAAATATACCAGCAAAAATAGAAGTAAGACCAACAGTAAATGGCTTCCCAGACGCTTATAAAATTTATCCGGGTGGTATTTCAATTTTACACCCAAGTCAAGTGAACGTTTCAGATACTCCATCTGCAAACAATTCAGCAACGGCAACAAGATTTACATTTGAAACACCAGTATATCTTGAACCCGGTGAACACTCTTTCGTAGTAAGATCTACAACAGACGAGTATGAAATATATGTTGCAGAAATAGGTCAAACACTGGTAAACAGCACACAAAGAGTAACAGAACAACCTTATGTTGGTGTGTTCTTCAGTTCCTCAAACGCCAGCACTTGGTTGCCACAACCTGCTATGGATATGATGATGGTTCTTAATAAATGTGAGTTTACTCCTAACCAAACACACACGTTTGCCTGTAAGACAAATATTGCAGGAAAAGACGTAAAATATGAATTGTTGAATTTGAACAATGCATATCAAGAGTTTGATGCTGCAAGAATTTTCTGGAGAATAAGTAACAATAACACATTAGATGGAACATATACTCCAATTAATGCAAATGAAAACATTAAATATACTTCTACACAAACCTTAATAGACGGGGAATCTTTATACTTTAAAGCAATTGCTCTTACTACAAGTAAAGATGTATGTCCGGTTATTAATACGGAAAGAATGAGTGCGTTCTTAGTTAAGAATTTAATAGAAAATAATAATAGCACTCAAACAAACGGAGAATTGAATCCTTATGCGAATGATTTTGGTGATATAAGAAGAGCAAGATATATTACAAAAATAGTAACACTCGAAGAAGGATTTGAATCTACTGGATTTAAATTAGTATTGTCCGTAAATAAACCTGTTGGAACAAAAGTAAAAGCATTTTTGAAATATCAACCAACAGAACAAACAAAAACATTCCACGAAAATCCATATGTGGAACTCGTTCCAGACATGGGTACTTCGGAATTTGATAATTTCTTCACGCGAACAGAAGATGAATATGTGGATGTTCAATTTACGCTTCCAACGGATGCATCTTCACCATATAATAAATTTGTTATAAAATTGTGTCTATTTAGTGACAATGCTGCCTTTGTACCAAAAATACAAGATTTGAGAGGCATTGCTGTTCTATGAGTGAATTGCCAATAACTGGTAGAGAGGATCTAAAACGAGATCGTAAAACTGGAGCAATTTTATCGTGTGATAGAAATAAACTAATGGAAGCGAAGCGGATTAAGCGAGAAAACGATAGATATATAACATTAGAAAAAAGAGTTAGAGAATTAGAAAATATAGTTCAATCATTACTAAAAGGCAATAACAAATGAGTGCATTCAGAGAACCAGTATTTGATTTAGAAACGCTAACAAATTCAGATACAGTAATCACTTGGTTGAATCGCACAAACCAATTAATTAATGGATTGAATTCTTTATATGTTGTTGATATTTTTGATGGAGATGGTATTTGTACCACTCGCGCCGATGGTGTTGTTACAATTAATATTGATAATGGTCCTGGTCTTGGATTTACTGCCGGTAATGAATTAACTATAAAATTTGACGCAATAGATGAATTAACTAGTGCTTCCACAGTTTCACCAACTCTTGGAACTGATTATGCTTTAGTTGAAAGATCTGGTGTTATTAAAAAAGTAAAACTGGATTCTTTTTTACCACCAACACTAAAACATACTCACACATTTGAACAAAGTTTAAGTATTCAAGGACAACAATTAACTTTAGCATCTTCCCAATCTGTAATTGGAAACAGTGCAAATAACTGGTTTGCCGTTCTTAAAGCAAATGGCAATACTGTAGGTGAATCATCAAATGCTTACATAAAATTTGGTGGTTTTAATAATAGTTGGTTTGTTGGTACTAATTTTACATTTGAAAATAACTACGGAATATTTTCAAATTATGTGACAGAATCAAATACTCAAGCAAACTTTAATTTCTGCACACAAGATTTGCCGGGTTCAAATCTTTCTACAAATGATGACGATCTTTCTGTAAGCATATTGTCTTTAAATTTTAACGTAGGTGCAGCACCAACAGATTGGAAGTATGGTGCTATTGGTGAAACTGCAACAACAACTTGGCCAGCAACTTGGAAATTAAAATTTGCAGAATCTCTTGCAGGATTTTATTTTTATGATGCAGATTCTACCGATTTGGATCAGCCTATTTTGACTATGCAAAAGTTGGCTGCTTATGATAATTTAATCAATGTTAATGGTAGAATTTATATTACTGATATACAAAATTCTTCACAATTTATTTCCTCTCCATCCGGAGCAAATAAAGTAGTTTTAACTGGTTCTGATGGACAAGTAAATAAAAAGTTTACAAACAGAATAGTCACTACAGATTATGTGTCTTTGTCTGAAGGTGATGTAGTATATGTTGGAACCATTACAGATGGTGACATAACTTATGCAAAAGCACAAGCATCACCAGCAGGAAACTATGACATAGTTGGTATAGTTGAATCTGTAATCGGTGGTCAAGCAACAATAGTTCTAAATGGTGAATTTGAATTTAATTCGATAACAAGTCTTGAACCAGGCATTAAATATTACCTTTCCCAAAGCACTGCTGGTGATTTCGTGGAGGAAGGAACATACAGTTCTGGAATAATTAAACCCGTATTTGTTGCAATTTCGGATAAAAAAGGTGTTTTGATTACATCGTTTACTCCCGAGAATGCAAATATAGATCAAATTACCATTTTTAATAGTTCAGATTCCAGCACAGAAAGTTTGGAAATCGATCAACCAAATTATAATTTGACTCTAGTTGGTGGTCAAAATATTAAACTTGATATTAATACAGATAATGAAATTGAAATACGTGTAGAAGGTTTGGCTGGAGCACAAGACACTTTCAAAACCATACAAGTAAATGGTGTAGGATCTGATGGAGATGGACAAGTAGTTTCTGCAAATCCAAATGATATCATATCTTTTACAAGTAGCACACTTCGAATTGTAGCAAATGATACAACCAAAACCATTAATTTTGAAGGACAAAATAGTTTTAGCAGCGTAATCTTTACCGATGCAGATTCTGCTATTACATATACCGCTGAAGTACCTTCAGATACTTTACAATTTATTGCTGGACCTGGAATATCATTTACACACAACACAGACGATTCAATTATTATAACAGCATCTGTTACTGGTGGTGTTGCTACAAGTAATATCAACTATGATGCAAGATACCAAGTATTGGCAAGCGGAAATACAACAACTGCTTCAACTGTAAGTTTATTGGGTAGTGGAACTGGTTCATTCGTATCTAATTTGGGTTCCAGTTATGATGATGTTTCTCTAGCATTAGAACCCGCAAAAACAATAACATATACCAGTGGTGGAATATACACTTATGATTCTTCGAGTTATGATGTTGACTCCGGAGGATTCTGGCCAACAGATACGCTTGGTAAATATCTACCCTCGGAACTTGCTGGTTTCGTTGTTGGTAGAATAACACCAAGTGCAAATAGTACATCAGTGTTCCCCTCTTCTTCGATACAAAGACTGGGAAGAAACGCATTACGTTTCTTGATGGGTATTGCTCCAACAGGATATATTGATAATATAAGCAGTGTATACAGCAAATGGACAATAGATGGTGGTTCTAATTACATTACCGCAGCTGATAAAAATGGTGCAATTTTCTTTGAAGCAGGAACTGGAATTTCTTTATCAAATCCAGGCTCTCCAAATAGAATAGTAATAACAAATACTGGAGTTGCACAAAACGCATTTGCTAAAGTAAACATTAAGAATAAAAATGGTACTACTTTAGATAGTTTTGACGCAAATACTTCTAGTGATAATTTTACATTAAAATCTGGTCAATTTATATCAATAGTAACAGATACAAATAACGATACTGCTATTTTTGATTTAAATATATCAGATGATTATGTGTTGCTTGGAAATCCCGGAACAACAGACGGAATGAGCGCAATTTCAGTTTCCTCTAACTCTTTTGTTGGAAGAGTTGGCAGTGGACCAATTGAAGCAATAACAAATTCGGATTTGGCCTGGACAACAGGGGTTGGAACTTCTACAGCACCATCTTTACAAATGCCATATTTTGGTTTAATTGAAGTTGGTACTGGTGGTTCTCCTACTTATTTAAATGCACTAGGGGCAAATAAAGGAAAACTTACATTTAGTGCTGGTACAAATATTAGTTTTACCGCAAATGACGCAACAAACACTATAACTATAAATTCTACAGGAGGTTCGACTCAACCAACACCAACTATACGTCAAATTATTGTTGGTACTGGAGGAGTCAACACTGTTGATGCTAATTTAACTTCTCTAGCATTCAAAACTGGTTCTGGTTTAACTGCTACTGGTTCTTATGATTCAACGGCAAAAGAATTAACTGTAAATTATGGATTATCTGTCATAGGACCAAATACAGTTTTAGCAAATGCCAGTTCAATAGGTGCTGTACCATCCCCAATAACAATAAGTCCAAATACTTTCTTAGGACGCGCATCTACAGGCGATATGCAAGCAATTCCAGTTACTGGAGCAGGAACAACAGTTAGAAGTATGTTGGGTATTGGTTGGTATAGTAGCGTTGGTACACAAAACGCATCTGAACCACCAAACACATCAAGTTCATTAGCAACAAATGGTGAAGTTTTATTGTTTAGAAATACTGATGGAACCGCAACTTTAACAACTACATCAGCCACTGGTACAAAAACTATAGGAATATCTGCAAAGACTATTCTTTCTACTGATTTGACACCAAGATTTGCAACAAATTCTTCTCTTGTTAGTGCAACTTCTTTTGGTACAACTGTAAGATATGGTAATGAAACAAACGCAACAACAACAAAACCAAGTTATTATAATATTGAATCATTTAATAGCAGACCATCCATAGGAGGAACTGCCACTTCTACTGATATAATTTCTAAAGAATATAGATTTACTGCTACAAATAATTTTGCTGAAACTAATTTAATAACAGTAACTTCAGCATTGGCAAGCCTTGCGGGACAAAAATATATTTACAATAATGTAATAACTGAAGTTGTGTATGCTGATGCTTATACACTAAATGTTAAAACTTATAATAGTTCGAGTGTTCTACAAAATGGGGCATTTACTGCTTTAGCAAGTAACATTACATTGAATTCCGAAAATGATATAGCATTTTCTGGTTCTGGTCGAAGTGTGACTCTAAACTCTAAACAAATTAGATCTACTTCCAATACTGTTGATATAGCAACATCAGGTGCATACGCATTTATGCGTTCTGTAAATTTTAACAACACTGCAACTGAAGATTTTGCTATTATTGCGGATCAAAACTTTGCACTAACATTTAGAAGCATTTCTGCTGGTAGCGAATTAACTTCGTTATATTTTACCGATGTAGACGATGATGGAACGATACGTATTAGTGGATCAGAATTTACTACTAGTAACAAAATTATATTTGATATAGACATTGATTTTGGTGAGGTTGGGGGTACAACTAGAACTATTAATTTTGCAAATGCAACAGTTACTGGATTGTCCGTAAGCACTCACTCAGATACACATAGATGGGCACAAGATGAATTGTTTGATAGCAACGGTGCAAGTGCTGGCGCAGATGCTCTTCAAGCATGGGAAGTTGGTGCGGTTGCAAGAGGTAAACCAGTCCTCCTAAATACTATTGCAATAGCAAATGCAGATGGTAAGTATAATTTTGATTTGAATGCAGTGGCAACAAAAGCACTATTGTATAGTGGTGCGACTACATACAATACCACAAACTATTCAAGTACAATTACAGATGCAAATAGAGGACCACTGTATTTGGTAGTACCAAATGGCACAGATCCAACTGCTGGTGGATCGCCAAGCGGACCGCCCGGACAAATTATCTTTGTAAGAAAGCAACCTTAATTATGTTTGTTAGAGATAACTCAAATAACCCAAGAGAAATTTCTAGAATTTTTGTACGTGATGCTTCTGGAACCCCACAAGAAATTTCTAAAATTTATGTTAGAGATGCAAGTGGAGCACCAAAGTTAGTATTTGATAATACCGTAACCACTGTTCCTTCACTGTGTAGCGACTGTGATGTTGGTTATGTATATTATTTCAATGTGGGAACGGCAGCGACTGGTCTTGTTACAACAACGAGAGCAAATTATGTTGGGGTGGCAAGACCGGTATTAAATCAACCAGCGTGTGCCATTACATCATCACCGACAATTTCCGGATTAAGACCATGGTTTCATCCAGTTAGCACTTTAGATAAAACTTATTGGAAAAAAACATCATTGTCTTATGATTATGTCAAAACGAATTTAGAAAACAATGGAGTTACACCAAATGAAGATTTGTCTTCTTCGGTGTACTACAGAACACTAGAACAACCTTTAAGTTGCAATCCTTCACTACCAAATTTTTGTTTTTGCAATTGGTTTAATAGTTCATTTACCGGAAGCCTTCCACCCAGTGGAATTTCAGAATCTGTTTCGGGTTTTTCATACGGAACTGGTGATTTAACTAATATATTTTGGAAAGCATTAAAAATTTCTTATGATGAATTAACAAATTATCCCATATTGCCGGGGTTTATACTAATAGATTATAAAACCTCTAATTTTAAAAGCACTATAGTTTCTCGCGTAAGTAGACCAAGATATAAATGGACAGATCACGGTAGAACTGTAACAATCGTTGATAGTGATACAAGTCCACCCACTGAGACGACATACGTACCCACTGGTGCATATGATCAAAGATATGCTCCCGGAGGTACATGCTTAACTGGTCCTGCCCAAGTTGCCGCAACTAGAGATAGTTCAATATACCCATATTATGATAGATTTGTGCTACTGGATGTTGATTTAAACACAATACAGAATTTTAATTCGGTTAATGGGAATAGATCCTATCTAGATTTACCATGTGGACAAGAATATTGTGTTACTTTATTTGATCAAGAATTTTATAAAACATGGGCACATGGAACATGTTGGAATTATGGTGCTGGTGGTACTCAAGAATTTATATGGGCAATGGGAAACACCAATGATTTTCCAGCAAGTGTAAATTGCACTGGTTCTTTTTCATATGGAGCACCTTGGACAAACCAACAAGTTACACTTGGTAGTCTAGGAACAACATCTGGATTTGGTGATTGTAATATTTTTGTTGATAGAGATTTAATTAATATACCGGGAGTTGGACAATATTATAATCCATATTCGTATTTGTTGGTTGCAGATAATACTGCTACAGATAGAACAATACCAGTTTTAAATGCACAAAGTGATTTACAAGATTGCTGTACTAATTGTTTTTATGGACCGGTAAACGACGACACAACCACTGAAGATATGTGTCGGGAAATTTATCAAATACCACCAATTAATACACAAAATCCCAATGGTGCTAATTTAAAGTTCTTTGAAGATATTAGCACAATGATAGCACTCAACACAGAAAATACAACACAGAGTGCAAGTGCTAAGGTTAGATTTACTTTGCCAATGTATTTAACTTTACCAGAGTTTGATACTTTTATAGTTAAACTAAAAAATCTAACAACAACTCAACTTGACGATTTTATTAATGGTGGTGATGTCAATTATGATGGCACACAAACAATAAAAAATATGACTGGTATAAGTTTAGAAGGAAACGATTTATTGTTGTGGAAAGCATTATGCGACATATTTGGTTTTAACTTAATTACAAGAGAATTATTAGTTACTGGTGCGATACCACTTTCTTCACATAGTTTTCAATATGAAGAAAATCGTTTTGGAGTTACTGTAAGTGGCTCATGTACTCCATCATCAATAACTTATCCAATTGGACCTTTAAGTCCATCATTTAGTGCTCCGTCGCAAACGGGCATTTCCACCGCAACAAATGCGGCCTCTTTGGGACAATATCCCATAATAAAATGGGACGTTTTTGGTTTTCCAACGACACAAACAACACACTATGTTGTTTTTGAAATGACCGCAAGTGGAAACCGATGCATATCTTCTGCAATAAATCTTAATACTATTAAAAACAATCAAAGCAATTTAAGAGCAGCATTAAGAGGAATAACACTGCAACCAGTAAATTTTGTATGCAAAAATCTTCAAAACTCTACAGTTCCAACCGTAATTGGTGGGACGACATTAGTTTCAAAAACTTACAAATTTGCTCATCCTTTGTTTATCGATTATTTGTTTAAAAATACATCAAGAGTAGCCGGAGAACCGCCAGCGGTCAGTAATTATGACTTTTACAGAGGAATTAATGTAGATCAATTAACTACAGATCAAGGTGGAACTCAAACTGGTGGTTGGTCAAATATAAATTCCGCCGTTAGCGCAATAGATTCAAACTTTTTAGTATATTCTAGGGGTCTTTTAATTTCAACCCAGAGTGCTTATTCTTCGTGTTTTATTTATAGAACTCACCTATCTTATAGCACATTTTTAAATAAATATTATCCTCTAGAAAAGTTTACAACAACTGATGGTATACCAGATTGACATTTACTTTTATTGACTATATAATGTACCTGATTTTATAAAGGAGAAATTATGAAAGTTCGATTGATTGATATTTATAGTTCTGTATCTGTTTTAAACAAACTAATTGAAGAACCACTCCCAACTAAGATTTCATTTAAACTAATGAAGTTGCTAAATGTTCTAAACGCTGAAGTCAAGTTAGTAGAAGATCAAAGATTAAAGTTGGTAAAGCAATACGCACCAGATGGTACGGTTGTTTCGGATGAAAATAAAGAACTATTTTTGAAAGAATTTAGTGAGTTTTTAAACGAAGAAGTAGATGTCTCATGGGAACCAATTGAAGTAGATACTTTGGGTGATAATATGAAACTTTCGGTTGCTGATTTAGCAAAAATTCAATATTTGTTTAAAGAATAAGTAAATAACATTTACAAAAAAGGATCTCCTTGGTTTTATAAATAATGTAGAACCAAGGAGATTTTACATATGGCAAAACCTTCAACAAGGGAACAACTTAAAGATTATTGTCTAAGACGACTCGGTTATCCTGTTGTACAAATCAACGTGGATGATTCGCAAATAGAGGATCGTGTGGACGATGCTTTACAGTTTTTTGCCGAATACCATTTTGATGGTGTGGAGAGAGTTTATTTAAGAAAACAAGTGACCCAGCAAGACATAGAGCGGGGTTATATAGATTTAACCCAACCAACTTTGGCTGCAACTGACGATGGTATAGAAATTAAAGCAGCACCTGCATTAGACCCAGATGGTAATTCAATAATTAGTGTAATTCGTTGCTTTCAATTATTTGATACTTTGGGTGGTTTGGGTATGTTTGATGCAAAGTATCAAATCGCGTTAAATGACTTATATGGGTTAAGAACCAACACATATGGTGACTCGTTAATTGGTTATAACATAACAAGAAGTCATATGCAAATGCTTCAGGATATGTTGACCCCCGAAAAGATGATTGAGTTTAGTCGCGTTACCAATCGGATTTATGTAGAAACCAATTGGTCAGAAAAAATGACTAAGGGTAATTACTTAGTATTTGAAGCATATAAAATTCTCGATCCTTCATTGTATCCAGAAATTTACAATGATCGTTTATTAAAAATGTATTTAACAGCTTTAATTAAACAACAATGGGGATTAAATCTATCTAAGTTTAGTGGTATGAGTTTACCGGGTGGTGTTTCATTTAATGGTGCTAATATGGCATCTGAAGCAAAATCAGAAGTTGAAAAAATAGAAAACGAAATTCAAGCCAAATACGAACTCCCACCACAAGGATTTATAGGATAAAATGGCTTTAAATCCACACTTCAATAATTACGCCTATAAACCTCAACAAGATCTCATGGAAGATCTTATTGAGGAATCCATTAAAATTAATGGAATAAATGTCTATTACATTCCTCGTAGATTTGCAAATTTAGATCAGTTGTTTGGTGAAGATGCAACTTCTTATTTTAAAGATGCAATACAAATAGAAATGTTTATGGACAACTACTCTGGGTTTTCTGGAGAGCGCGAAATTATTTCAAAGTTTGGTTTAGAAATAAGAGATACATTAAGTTTAGTTGTTTCAAAAAGAAGATTTCAAAGAGAAGCAGCAAAATTTGAAGTAATGGCAGATCGTCCAGTACAAATAAGCAACCCAATGGAAGGTGATTTAATTTTCCATCCATTCTCAAAGGGTTTGTTTGAAATTAAATACGTAGATAATAAAGAAGTATTTTATCAATTTGGAAAACTATACACATATAAATTAGAATGCGAACTCTTCAAGTACTCTTACGAAAACTTGAATACTGGTATATCCGAAATAGATTCAATACAAACAAATTTGACGCAAACTGTTACGGAACAAATGGACTATAACTCCGATGGAATTATAGACGAAACCATCACATCGGTTAAAGATAAAAAACAACAAAGTGATAATGATATACTACAATCTGGTACAAGAGATTTGATTGATTTTACTGAAATAGATCCATTCTCGGAGAATAAGTATTAATGTTTACCACGTTTTATCACGGAATTACAAAAAAGATAACAGCGGCGTTCGGTACGCTGTTTAATAACATTTACATAGAACGTGGTTCCGGCAATACTTACAAGAAAATAAAAGTTCCATTAACATATGCTCCAAAAGAAAGAATGATGGAGCGTTTAAATTTGGAATTGGATGATCCTGTTGCATATGCTACTGCTCTCGGAATACCAAGAATGTCATTTATGATGACGGGATTGGAATACGATACGGAAAGAAAATTAAACAGTTCAACAAAGAGACGAGCAGAAAAGGTACAAACAAATGGTGATGTTATTATTAATTATCACTTTAATGAAGTACCATATAAATTAACATTTTCTTTATTCATTTATAGCCGTACTATGGATGATGGTTTAAAAATTATTGAACAAATATTCCCATTCTTTACACCAGAATTCACAATAACAATTAAACCAAGTGTATTGAGTGATGGTTATGAAAAACTAGATATTCCGATTACATTGGTTAGTACCAATACTGATCAGCAATTCGAAGGTTCTTTTAAAGACGACAACCAAAGATCTATTATATTTGAATTGCAATTTGTCGCTAGAACTTATTACTATGGACCAGTAAGAGAAGCAGGACTTATCAAAACTATCGACGTTAATCTTTTTAATTTGGATTAATATGGCAAAGAAATTAGTAAACATTCATATAGAGCCAGTGGTATATTTAAAGGACACCAATGATGATTATGTCCTAGATACTAATGGCGATAAAATTGAATTAAAGTCTGGAGTACAAGTAGTTCCCAGTGATGACTACGATATAAAACAAACAATCACAGAATATTAATGGATACATTATGTCATTTGATGAACTGGAAAAACAATTTAATATAGAACCAACCCCAGAACCAGAAGTCCCACAATTACGCAAAGCAACAGAAATTACTGTTCAAAAGGACGATCTGGATAAAGATTATCTCACGGTAAGAGATAATTTAAAAGAACTAATAAACAAAGGTACATCTGCTATAGATGGTATTCTGAATTTAGCATCGGAAACAGAACAACCAAGAGCATATGAAGTTCTTGCACAATTAATTAAAACTGTTGCTGAGACGAATAAAGATCTGTTGGATATGCACAACAAGATGAAGGTTATTAAAGGAGAACCTCAAACCAATACTCCCAATTCTGTAACTACCAACAATTCTATATTTGTCGGTAGCACGGCAGATCTGCAAAAACTGCTTCGTGGAAAAATAAAAGAAATTGAGAAGTTAGAAAATAATGGCGATATTATAGATGCAGAATAAAGAAAAAACATATCTTGGAAATCCAAATCTTAAACGAGCAAATGTAAACGTTTCTTTTACTCCCGAACAAGTAGAAGAATATGTTAAGTGCTCCCAAGATCCGATTTACTTTATTAAAAACTATGTCAAGATTGTAAGTCTGGACAAAGGACTTATCAATTTTAATATGTTTGATTTCCAAGAATTGTTTGTTGAAACTATTAATGAAAATAGATTCACGATAGGCAAAATGCCTCGTCAATGCGGTAAGTCAACTACTCTGGTTGCTTATATTCTTTGGTATATTCTTTTCAATCCAACAAGCAATGTTGCTATTCTTGCAAATAAACAAACTGTAGCAAAGTTGCACATGGATAGATTGAAAGTTGCATACGAATACCTTCCGAAGTGGCTACAACAAGGTATAAAAGAATGGAATAAAATGAGCATAGAACTGGAAAACGGTTCTAGAATTATTGCTGCTGCAACCTCTGCATCTGCTATCCGTGGTGGATCTTTTAATCTTATCATGTTGGACGAGTTTGCTCACGTTCCTGAAAACATTGCAAATGATTTCTATACCTCTGTATTTCCAACAATTACTTCCGGTAAAACTACCAAATTAGTAATAATTTCCACACCAAATGGTTTGAATTTATTTTATAAGATTTGGGTAGATTCTGCGGAACACCGAAACGACTTTAAGAATGTAGAAATCCATTGGAGTCAAGTTCCCGGCAGAGATCAAGTTTGGCGCGAACAAGAAATCCGTAACTTGGGTTCTGAAGACAAGTTCCGAACAGAACACGAATGTGATTTCATTGGTTCTACAAATACACTCATTAGTGCAAATAAATTGAAGACTTTGGTATTCCGCAATCCAATTTATAAAAATGACGATGGATTGAAAGTTTATGAAAAACCAAAAGAGAAGCACAGTTATTTGACTTTGGTTGATACCTCTAGAGGTCAAGGATTAGACTATAGTGCATTTTGTGTACTTGATATAACTGAGATGCCCTATAAGGTCGTTGCTGTATTTAAAAATAACATGATTTCTCCTATGGTATATCCCAATATTATTATGAATACTTCTAGGGAATATAATGAAGCATTTATTTTAGTAGAAATCAATGATATTGGCGGACAAGTTGCTGATATTTTATATAAAGAATTAGAATATGAAAATGTTCTTATATCTTCTGTGCGGGGAAGAAAGGGTCAGACTTTAGATGGTGGGTTTGGTAACTCAGATACCCAGTTGGGTGTACGCACCACAAAGGTTGTAAAGCGTCTAGGATGCTCCGTATTGAAGAGTATGATAGAGAGTGACAAACTGATACTAAACGATATCGATATCATGCGAGAACTTGTTACCTTTATTTCAAAAAATAATTCATATGAAGCAGATACTGGCAGCAATGACGATCTTATTATGTGCTTGGTTCTTTTTGGTTGGTTAAGTACCCAAACTTATTTTAAAGATTTGACAGATTTGGATATAAGAAAGACTCTATTTCAAAAGCAAATTGATGCGATTGAGGAAGAAATTATGCCTTTTGGTTTCCTAAGTAACGTGGATTATGGGGATGATGATGGGTTTGGTGGTGAATTTGGCGATACTATTTTGTAAAAATCGAAACACCATAAAATTATACATATTCCTAGCAAATAGTATTTTCTAATTATAGAAATAACACACGGCGTCTAGAAGGAGAAACAATGGCAATTCAAATTAGCCCAGGCGTAAATGTAACAGAAAAAGATGTCACACTTTTGGTGCCAGCAATCGCCACCACACCAGCAGGTATGGTTGGCTTGTTCCAATGGGGACCAGGCAACGAACCAGTGACAATTACGAGCGAAAAAGAACTTTCAGAAGTATTTTATAAGCCAGCAAAAGCATCAGGCGCAATGACCGATGCCACCAAATACAACAGATGGTGGTGGTCTGCTGCCAATTTCTTGTCTTACGGTAACAATATTAAAATTGTAAGATTTATTAACGATAGTGCTGGTTCATTTACCGCAACCTCAGGAACTGCTGCGGTTGCAGGACATAATCTTTGCGGATTGACATCATTTAGAGCATATACTCCAGTTGTCGGAAATGGATTCTGGGGAGCAAAGTATCCAGGCGAACTTGGTAACAGTATCAAAGTAGTAGTTTTGGATTATTATGCTGCTGAAACATATGGAGCCGATACAGACGGAAACGCCAATCAATATATCGACTATATCGGTAATTTTGATGGTTTGCCAGGAACATCCCCTTGGGCAACAGCAGTAACTGGAGCAGATATTAAAGACGAAATTCACGTTCTTGTAATTGATGCAGATGGTAAAATTTCCGGTACTGCTGGTACAATTCTTGAAAAGTTTGCTTACCTTTCAAAGGCATCAAACGCAGTAAATCAAAACGGAACATCTAATTATTATAAAGATGTAATCAATAATGAATCAAAGTATGTTTGGTCATTAAATCACTTAGATGGTGCAAGTGTAACAAACAATACATCAAATGTAAATGCATTTGGTGCTGTAACTTCAACTGGAACCACTGCATGGGGCACAGCCGTAACAACTACTACAGCCGCATTCAAAATTGTTAAAACTGGCGAAAATCTTGTAGTTAGTATGCTGTATGGTGGATTGGTTGGAACTACACCAAATGATAACGACATCGCAGAGGCATTCAACACATACATGGGTGATCCAGAAATCATCGATGTTTCAATGTTTATCACAGGACCACTCGGTAAAACTGCTGCATACCGTGTAACAGAAATAGCAGAAACAAGAAAAGATGTTGTGGCATTCGTGTCCCCAACACCAACAAATGGTTTCAATCAAACACCAAGTGCATATTTGGATGATATCGTTGCATTTAGAACAAATGGCGATTCCACTTCCTATGGTGTTGCTGATACTGGTTACAAATTGCAATACGACAATTATAACGACGAATATGTTTATATTCCTCTAAATGCAGATATTGCAGGATTGTGTGCTCGTACAGATAGCACAAATGATCCTTGGTTCTCTCCAGCCGGATTAAACCGTGGTGGAATTAACAGAGTAATCAAACTTCCTTTCAATCCAAATCAAGCACAACGCGATGATTTGTATAAGATTGGAATGAATCCTGTAGTTTCATTCCCCGGAATTGGTCCTGTTCTTTACGGAGACAAGACTCTCTTAAGTAGACCATCTGCCTTTGACAGAATCAATGTTCGCAGATTGTTCATAATTCTTGAGAAATCAATTGCAACTGCCGCCAAGTTCCAACTCTTTGAATTCAACGATGAGTTTACAAGAGCACAATTTGTAAACTTGGTAACTCCATTCCTCAGAAATGTTCTTGGAAGAAGAGGTATCACCGATTTCCGTGTAGTTTGTGATGAAACAAACAATACAGCACAAGTAATCGACTCAAACAACTTTGTAGCAGATATCTATATCAAACCAAACAAATCAATCAACTTCATTCAACTCAACTTCATTGCTACACCAACTGGTTTGAGCTTTGAAGAAGTCGTTGGAGCCTAATCGAAGAGGGAGCAATAAATGGACATTAGCAAGTTTACATCTAAATTCGATGGCGGAGCAAGATCAAATCTGTTCCAATTCAGAGTCAGTAATTTACCAGCAGGCGTTCCTGCATTCAATGCAGATGATCAAATCATCCACGTTAAAAGCATTCAATTGCCAGAAACAACAGTTGGTGAAATTCCTGTAAATCACATGGGAAGAATTTACAAATTCCCAGGCGATAGAGTTTATAATGACGTATCACTTACTATCTTGAGTGATGGTACTGATATGCGCGTAAGACATTTCTTCGAAGCATGGAACCATGTTTGGAATCGTCATTTTGCAAACGTAGGATTGTTGCCAAATGATGCAAACTTGAACGCTGTAGTTGAATTAATTCAATTGGATCGCAATCACAGCCCAATCAGAACATATAAACTGCAAAAAGCATGGTGCAGTGATGTCTCTGCCGTAGATTTGTCACACGACAACAATGACGCTTTAGTTGAATTTACAGTAACATTGAAGTACCACTTCTTCGAAGTAGACGGTAAGAACGGTCTTCACTTAAGACGTTAACCTACCTATATACTCGTGAAGGAGTTTTATAATGGCATTTGATATATTCGGTTTTACTTTTGGTAGAACTAAAGAGCAACAACAATCTGTTCCCTCAGTAATTCCCCCGGCTATGGACGATGGCGCATCCTTCGTCCAAGCCGGTGGTTTTCAAGGCTGGTATGTAGATCTTGATGGTACTGTCAAGTCTGATGTAGATTTGGTTAAAAAGTATCGTGAAATGAGTCTTCATGCTGAAGTTGAAATGGGAATAGACGACATCGTAAATGAAGTAATAACCGAAGATGCTTCTGGTACATATATTAAATTAAATATAGACAAAGTAGATTCTAGTATTATTCCAGAAGAAGTTAAAAAAGTTTTATATGACGAATTTAAACACATTTTATTCTTATTGGATTTCAATAGAAAGTGTTATGAGATTGTTCGTCGCTGGTATATTGATGGTAGGTTATATTACCACATTATTCTGGAAGATGATCCACGACAAGGAATAAAAGAAGTACGACAAGTAGATCCTCTTAGAATTAAAAAAGTAAGAGAAATAAAGAAAAAACAAAAAGTAAATGGTGTTGATGTTATTGATGGTGTAGAAGAATATTATTTGTACACCGTTCAAGAAAGATTTAACATGTATGATACCACTCAAGGTATCAAGTTATCTCCCGACTCCATTAATTACTGCCACTCTGGTTTATTTGATTACGGCACAAAAAGAGTAGTAAGTTATCTTCATAAAGCAATTAAACCATTGAACCAATTAAGAATGGTCGAAGATGCTACCGTAATTTATCGTTGGTCAAGAGCACCAGAGCGTAGAATATTCTATATCGACGTTGGTTCTTTGCCAAAAAATAAAGCAGAGCAGTATCTAAGAGACATCATGTTGCGTTATCGCAATAAGATTACATACGATGCCGGTACTGGTGAAATCCGCGACGACAGAAAACACTTGAGTATGTTGGAAGATTATTGGCTCCCCCGTCGTGAAGGCGGTAAGGGAACAGAAATTCAAACACTATCCGGTGGTCAAAATCTAGGTGAAATGGAAGATGTAAAATACTTCCAAAAGAAACTGTTTAGAAGTTTGAATATTCCTATGTCTCGTTTAGAAGCAGACAATGGATTTAACATGGGTAGAGCGGCGGATATTAGCAGAGATGAATTGAAGTTTGCTAAATTCATTTCTCGCCTTCGCTCTCGGTTTTCAGAGTTGTTCTTAAACTTTATGAGAACTCAATTGATTGCAAAAGGAATAGTAGATATTGACGAATGGAATAAGATTTGTCAATACATTCGTTTTGAATTTTCAACGGATTCAATGTTCTTAGAATCTAAGCAATCTGAAGTGCTAAAAGACAGAATGGCAATTTTGAGAGAAGTTTCCGATTATTCTGGTAAGTATTTCTCGGAAGAATGGATTAGAAAGAATATTCTTCATCAAACAGACGAAGACATTCAATTGATTGATTCTCAAATTGAACAAGAAAAAATGATACAAGAACAAAAGCAAATGGAAGAACAAATGCGCGCCGAGCAATTGGCAGCACAAACTATGGGTGTTCCTGGCGGTGCGCCTGGAGCAGGAGCATCTGCACCAAGTCAACCAACAGCAGTTGCACCACAGCAATCAACGGGAGTAGATTACGATGCCAGCAGCCTTTTATGAATTTAATATAGAACAAGGTTCTGATTTTATAACATCAGTAAAGGCGATGAAACCCGGCGGTGGTATTTTTCGCTTTATTCCAAAAGCAAATCAAACTGTTTGGACTGGTACTACTTTAAACATTGATGTGCCTGAAGAAATTAAGTTGTTTAAATCAACAGAATCTGCTGCATTCGGTTGGATGAAAGGTACATCATCTAGTACATTTTTGACGGTAAGAAGTAAAGTAAAAGATAATAGAGGTGTTTTACAAATACAAGGAACTAGAGTCTATACATTTAATGGTTCTACCAAAACAATAACAACCACTACTTTTACTTCGATACCCGCATCTAAAGAACTAATAGAATTTACATTAGTTCCAGACAATACCGAATATAATTTAACTATGAGAATGCCTGCTGGCACAACCTGTGGAACAAATGGTAACGCACCAACAGGAACAACATGTTACAGTGGAAAATATCTTTATGATATTGAACTGGAATATAAAATTGGAGATGAGGGAGAAACACCAACCTCATTTGTTATTCGTTTATTGCAAGGAAGAATGACATTTAATCCTAACGTAACCACGTAAAATGGCAACTAATTTTAAGATATACGTCAGTAATTTTCCACAAAAGACCGCCTATAGAAGAGGCGCAACTATAGACGTATACCAAATAAATAGAATCATTTACACCCAAGCACAAGAAATAGATAATTTAAATTTAGCAGGAGAGTTGTACGAAGATGCTATAGGAATTAAAGGCGATTCTTGTACTAGTGGCTTAATTGGTTGTGATGAAGCATTCGTAGCACCAAACCCAAATGAATGTAGTGGTGGAGAAAGAGGACCAGCAGGACCAGCAGGACCAACAGGACCTGCCGGCCCAACAGGACCCCAAGGACCTGCTGGTGGTGGTGCTAGAATATTTTGCGGTTATCTTCAAGGACCACCAGCACCACCAGCAGGTCAAATTTCAATTGCATGTTTAAAAAATGCAACTGGTTATGTTGTAAATAAAAACGGTACAGCAGTTGGTGGTACAAATCCATTTAGTTCCGGTTCTGGATCTGATTTAAATAATCTTCAACACAACTTTGGTTATGCCAGTGGAACTCAGTATGTCATAGGAACTGATGGGAATCCAGTACAAGGAAATAATTGTAGTAGCACTTCTCCTTTAACAGATAGAATTGATACAAATTATACTCCAGCAAAATATATTCACACTCCAATATTCAAAGGTTCAAATGTTAATGGAATTTGTTATTCTTCAACTCAGTGGACATTTGGTGATTACTTAAACTCATTTGGTCAAGGATCAGCAGAACTTGGTAGTGGTTTGAGTAATTTTTGTCGTAATGGTGCTAATGCGGGAAACGGTAGCGCATCTGGATTAATATTCGTCCCAACACAATCAATATACGGTGGTGGCAACTCTACCAGAATGGAAGATTGGTGGGATATATTAAAGGGAGCAGATGGTAACGGTGGTAATGGTTTATATGATTCATTGGTAGATAATAATCCAGACTGTGGACCAGAAGGACCATCTTCATCACCACCAATAGCAGATCAAGGTAGTGTATTAAATAGTCAATGTACTGAAGCCGGTGGAACTCCTCCTTCTTCTACACCATTAGAGGGAAATGACAATCCATGCAATGGTGGATGCAGCAATCCTATTGCAAATTGTTCAGAGTTAACAGATGGTGATATTTTTATTGACGCAACTAACGGAGTAATGTATTTCTACTCAGGGGGAGCGTGGTCAAGTTCCGGTGTCCCTTTAGGGGGTGAGTCTGCTTGCGGAGGACAAGCAGACGGAAAATTAGATTTTGCAACACCAGAAGAATGTCCACAAATAACTTGTTTTTGCCCACCATGTGAAGATTGCCCAGATCCTGGCGCGTTTGAAGGTTGCGACTCAACCAGTGGTGAGGGTTGTACAAATTGTACCGCTGCTTTAGATGCAGCAGTAAAAGTATTGAAAGCCTGTGGTGGTGGATGCTCTGGAGCGTTAAGTGCATTGACTGCTGAGTGTCCAGTAGAACCACCAACTGAATGTGCAGATTGCATTAGTTCTTTCTATTGTTATTATTATAATGGTTATCATTATCCCGGAGTAATTGTGGCGCCCGGTGGAGTTTAATTTAATTATGAAATTGATACACAGTTTTTCAACTAATATTGATGATACACAAAACATTAAAGAAGCAATAAACTCAAAAAAATGGGGAGACAGTCTATCCAAAAGAAGAGTTCATTGGTATTGTTGGGTTTGGTCTTTTTTATCTGCCTCTAAACATTCCGATCAATTTGAGTTATATACTGATGCAATGGGTGCAGATATTTTAGTTGGTGCATTAAATTTACCATACAGTAAAGTTAATTTGACATTAGATGGTATAAACAAAAAATACTTGTATCTTGGGAAAATAAAAACATATGCAGTTCAAACAGAACCGTTTTTACACATAGATGGTGATGTTGTCTTTAGAGAATATTTTCCAACCAATTTGCCCAATCTATATGCACAACAATATTCATGGTGGTTAAAGGATTTATACCAAAACACTTTAGTACTATTATTTAATAATAATTTTGAAGCAATACCCGAAGAATTTAAAAAATTAAACATTCTAACAATGAAAAATTCGGAGTTTGGGACTTTAAATGCGGGAGTATTTGGTGGAACTGATTTACAATTAATACGAGAATGTGCAAATAAAACTTTATTGTTTTTTGAAAATACACACAATACAAAACTATTAAATGATCTGCTGGATGAGTTTAGTCTTATGACTTTTTATGCAAATAATAAAAAAGGTAGTACATATACACAAACCGCATTATTTTCTTTATTTGAAGAGTTTTTACCAGTTTTAATGTATAAGCAAAAATATAAAAATTTAGATGGGTTAAAAACCGTATTAAATGAAGAAGACATAGAAAAAGAACACACAGTAGAATTAAATATTGATAGAAGTACAGAGTTAAAATATGTACATTTAATGGATGCAAAACGTGATGATGGAGAACAAAGCATAGCATATAGGCAACGCTTTATCCAAAAGTTCAGAGAAGAGTATCCAGAGTGGGCAGCCAAAGTCGATACATATCTAAGTTAACAAAACTATAAATAATAAAAAAGAGGTATTCTATGTCTAGCGAAAAAATAATCGATGCACTATTCGATAACAATTTAGAGAAATTCCGAACAGAAGTTCGTACTGCTTTATACACAAAAGCAGGAGAGTATATGAACAACGCAAAGCAAACCGTTGCTGGTGCCATGATGAATCCTCCAGAAGAAGTACAAGAGGAAAAAAAGAAACTATCTAAAGAGCAATTAGCAGCAGTAAGAGCACCACATGATAAGATTACCCGTGGAGACATTATTGCTCTTGCTCAAAAGAACGCAAAGAAAAAGGGGTAATATAGATGAAACTTATTACTGAAACAAGACAACAAGACATTCAATATGTTTCTGAAGCCGCAGAGGGTGGTAAGAAGTCTTACTTCATTCGTGGTGTTTTCGCAGAGTCCAATAAAGTAAACAAGAATCAACGATTTTACGAAGGACCAGTCATGGAGATGGCTGTACAAACATACAATGATACCTTTGTAAAAAATAGTCGCGCTTTGGGTGAACTTGGACATCCAGAAGGACCAACTGTTAATTTAGAAAGAGTATGCCACATGATCAAAGATCTTCATGTGGAGGGTAGTCAAGTAATGGGTAATGCAAAGATCATGGACACCCCATATGGTAGAATTGTACAAAACCTTATTGATGAAGGTGCTAAACTTGGAGTGTCTACCCGTGGTATGGGTTCATTGGCTGAGCGCAATGGAGTCAATTATGTCCAAAAAGACTTCATGCTTGCCGCTGTCGATGTAGTTGCAGATCCCTCTGCACCAAACGCATTCGTAGACGGCATCATGGAAGGTAAAGAATGGGTTTGGGACAATGGTGTTTTCAAACCAACAATCATTGAGAATTACAAAAAACAAATTGAAAAAGCAGGATCAAGAAACTTGGAAGAAGCCAAATTAAAAGTATTCCGCGATTTCTTATCTAAATTGTGAAATGTATAAATAACTGAGCGACAAATCAAGGAGATTTAACAAATGGACCCCAAGAAAATTGCAGAAGAAATCGTAAAAGATTTATTCGATACATATGAACTCGTCGAAGAAAAAGAAGAAATGGACGAGGAAGAAGAAGGCGAAGAAGAAGAAGCCGGTGAGGAAGAAGAAGGCGAAGAAGAAGCCGGTGAGGAAGAAGAAGCCGGTGAGGAAGAAGAAGGCGAAGAAGAAGCAGAGGACAAGGCTCCAGTTGCTAAAGCAGTTGGTAATGCCATGAAGGGTTCTGCTACTACATCTGCTGCCGCTTCAATCTCCCTTAAAGGTCAATTACCACAACCAACAAAGGGCAGTGGACATGTTCATGATGCCTTGGGTGGTGGTGTAAAAGATGCACATGGTGGTGGTGAACAAATCATCCAACCAACTGGTGGAAATGCAGGTGCATTGGCTGCAACCCTCAACATGAAGCCATCTTTCACTTCCCCACAAGCACCACAAATGACCAGCGAACAATTAGCTTCTGATATTACAGCAATCTTCGGTTCACAAGAACTATCTGAAGATTTTGTAAAGAACGCCGCTTCAATTTACGAAGCCGCAGTTGCTTCAAAGGTTGAAACAATTGCAGAAGCATTAGTCGAACAATTTGAAGAAAAGTTGGTAGAAGAAGTAGAAACTGTAAAGTCTGCTTTGGTAGAACAACTTGATAATTATTTGGCTTATGTTGTTCAAGAGTGGGCAAAAGAAAATGCAGTTGCCATTGAAAATGGTTTAAGAACTGAAATTGCAGAAGACTTCATCAATGGTTTGAAGAATCTTTTTGCAGAATCTTATGTTGAAATCCCAGAAGAAAAAGTAGATTTGTTTGCTGAACTTTCAGAAGCAGTCGAAACTCTTGAAGGTAGAATAAACGAAGAGATTGAAAAGAACGTAGTTCTCAATCAAGAAATCAGTTTACTAACTGCTCAAAGAGTATTTGCTGAAGAAACAAGAGGTTTGACTGTTCTTCAAGCAGAAAAAGCAAGAGAGATTGCAGAAAATCTTGAATACTCTGGAGAAGAAGATTTCCGCAGTAAAGTAAAGACCTTGGTTGAAGGTGTTGTTTCTGGAAGTAAAAAAGTTGCACCAAAGAATGTTCAAAAAGTAAATGAACAAATTACACTTTTGGAACAAGCAACTGAAGATGAGCCAGAGCAAGAAACACTCTCTCCACTCATGGAACTTTATTCAAACACAATTAACAGAACACTAAAATCTTAATTCAAAAATTGAGAAATTATAAATAAACTCAGACAAAAAGGTTTAAAGGAGCAAAGAAAAATGGACCCTAATCGTCAAATGATCACAGAATCTGCCCGCAAGAAGTGGCAACCAATCCTTGAGCACAAGGCATTGCCAGAAATCAAGGACAGTTATAAGAAGACTGTAACAACAATCCTCTTGGAGAACCAAGAGCGCGCCCTCCGCGAATCATACCAAGGCATCACCGGCACAGGACTCGGTAATATTGGTGGTTTCGAAGCAGGTGCATCATCCACAACTGGTACAGGTATCGATTCATTCGATCCAATTATGATCAGTTTGGTTCGCCGCGCTATGCCAAATTTGATGGCTTACGACATCGCTGGTGTTCAACCAATGAACGGCCCAACCGGCTTGATCTTCGCTATGAAGACTAAGTATCAAGGTAAGGCTGGAGGAACAGGAACATTGTCATCTCGTAATGGCAGTGCAAGTGAAGCCCTCTTCAAGGAAGCCGATACAAGTTTCTCCGGTGAAACTGGTGCTGCTGGTGATATGGGTGACATCTTCCAAGATGACGCCGGTTCAACAGACGGACGTTTTGAGGCTGGCCGCGCTGTTACCACATCTAAGGGTGAACAACTCGGTAGTGGAACAAACTACTTTGGTGAAATGTCTTTCACAATCGAAAAGACAGCCGTTACCGCCAAGACTCGCGCCCTCAAGGCAGAGTACACAACAGAACTCGCTCAAGACCTCAAGGCCGTTCACGGACTTGACGCTGAGACAGAGTTGGCTAACATCCTCTCAACTGAAATCATGTTTGAAATCAACCGCGAGTTGGTTCGTCAAATCTATGATGTCGCTAAGTTGGGTTGCCAACAAGCCGACCTCTCCGGTAAGGCTTCAGGTGCTGGTTTGAACAGAGCCGGTGGTGGTGGTACTTACGATCTCGAACTCGACTCAGATGGTCGTTGGAGTGCTGAAAAGTTCCGTGGTTTGACCTTCCAAATCGAGCGCGAATGCAACGTAGTAGGTGCTGAGACTCGTCGTGGTAAGGGTAACTTTATCATCACAAGTCCAGACGTTGCTGCTGCCCTCAGTATGAGTGGCTTGCTCGACTTCTCCCCAGCTTTCAGTGGTGCTCTTAACACAGACGTTAATGGTAACACCTTCGCTGGTACACTCCACGGTGGACGTATCAAGGTTTACATTGATCCATATTCAATGCCAACCCACACAGAAACCTTCTCACCAATCAATTTCGTATGCGTAGGATATAAGGGAACAAGTCCATACGACGCTGGTCTCTTCTACTGCCCATACGTTCCATTGCAAATGGTAAGAGCCGTTGATACAGGTACATTCCAACCAAAGATTGGTTTCAAGACCCGTTATGGTATGGTAAGTAACCCATATGTTCTCAACGCCAGTAACCTCCCAGACGCAGAAGTATTGACCCGCAGACGCAATCAATACTACCGCATCTTCCGCGTTGACGCTCTCCACGGTAACGACGCTACATATAACCCAACCACTAACTAATAATTAGTGTGTAAACTAACGAGTAGAGGGTTCCGAAAGGAACCCTTTATTCTTTTATAGATACTATTATGAGCAATCTAATAACAAACGCAATACAAAGACAGCCAAAGTCGATCAACCCAATGCAGTTGAACGAATATAAAATGGTATTGCATAGAACTCCTCATATAGTTTATTTCTGTCAGTCAATCAACCTACCCGGTATCCAATCTAGTCCTATATCGCAGCCTAGTCCCTTTGCCACCGATATAAAGAGGACTCCAGGCAAGGTAACGCATGATGATTTAAATGTTAAATTCATTGTAAATGAAGATATGTCTAATTGGCTAGAATTGTATAATTGGTTGAGAACGATAACTCCAATCGATACATTCAATAATCAAGTTCAAGAAACACAAAGATTTTCTGATATTTCAATAATAGTAATGAACAGCAAGTCTTTAGGTTTATTGCATTTCACATATAGAGATTGTTTTCCTTTGGCAATATCTGGATTAGATCTAGACAGTACTGTTAGTGATATTAATCCTGCGATTGCTGGAGTAACATTTGCATACAGCGGGTTTACAGTAGAAACCCTCAGACAGAACATTTAATTGCTTTTTACTTGATGTGTGATATACTCCCAATAGGAGATTTTATGCTATTTGATGATATTAAAAAGATGGCGGATGTTGATTTGAAGTTCAATGAATCTGAACTGGATACGGAGTCTCTACGCATTCCCCAGTTACATGGTAAATATTTAAATATGCTGTACGATGAGAAACTTGTACTACGCAAATGGAAAAATGAACTGGGACAACTTTTAAAATTAAAGTGGGAATACTATACTGGCAAAATGTCAGAAGAACAATTAAAAGAACTGAACTGGGAGCCATTTCAGTTGCGTATTCTCAAACAAGATGTTGAATTGTACATGGAATCTGATGCAGATCTAAATCAAAAAAGAGATAGAGTATTTGTACAAGAAGAAAAAGTAAACTACTTAGAATCAATTATCAAAATGATTTCTAATCGTCAATACCACATACGAGACGCCATTACTTGGCGTAAGTTCATAAATGGAGAATCATAATTGTCCTAAATAATAGGACATGAGTGATTTAATAATTGAACCAGTTGATTCTGTTTATATCAAGGTAAAGTGTGAAAAAGGATATGCTAAAGAACTTTCCGACTTTTTCACGTTCAAAGTGCCTGGTCATAAATTCATGCCTGCGTTTAGGAATAAAATGTGGGATGGACAGATCAAACTGTACAACATCTATAAGCAAGAAATCTATGCCGGATTGGAAGATTATGTCATCCAATTTGCAAAAGATAGATCGTATAACATTGAGAGACGCGAAACTCCAAAGAAAAATTCGATTACTCCTGATGAAGTCGTAAAGTTTGCAAAACTTTTAAATATCCCATTCAATCTTCACGATCACCAAGTAGAAGGCATCTGTCATGCAATTAACAATGATAGATGTCTTTTGCTTTCTCCAACTGGTTCCGGAAAGAGTCTTATCATTTATACTTTGGTAAGATACTATCTTGATAGAATCAATCCTAAAAAGAAAATACTAATCATTGTTCCAACTATTTCATTAGTTACACAAATGTATTCGGATTTCTTTGAATATTCAAAAACATCCGAATGGAAACTGCGGAAGTATTGCCACAAGATACATGGTGGAGAGGAAAAAGAAACAGACAAGCAAATAGTAATCTCAACTTGGCAAAGCATTTATAAGATGTCAAAAACTTACTTTGATGAATTCGAAGTAGTAATAGGTGATGAATGCCATTTGTTTAAATCAAAATCACTAACAGCGATAATGACCAAACTTACAGGTTGTCCTTATCGCATCGGTACAACTGGTACTTTGGATGGAACATTCACCCATAAACTAGTAATAGAAGGACTGTTTGGAAGAGTCCACAAAGTCACCAGTACAAAAGAGTTGATGGATAAGGAACTATTATCCAAATTAAATATTGATTGTATTGTTTTAAATTATCCACCAGAAGTAAAACAAAGTTGTAAGAAATTCAAATACGCAGAAGAAATTGACTGGTTGGTGCAAAATCAAAAGCGAAACGAATTCATTTGTAATTTGGCAGAAAGTTTAAAGGGAAATACTCTAATACTATTTCAGTTTGTAGAAAAACATGGAAAGGTATTGTACGACATTTTGCAAAAAATGAACAATAAGAAAGTATTCTTCGTACATGGTGGTACTGAAGCCGACGATAGAGAAATGATAAGAAAGATTGTAGAGAAAGAAGAAAACGCCATTATTGTAGCATCATATGGTACATTCAGCACAGGTATATCCATTAAACGACTACATAATATTGTGTTCTCTTCTCCATCTAAGAGTAGAATACGGGTGTTACAAAGTATTGGAAGACAACTTAGAAAATCGGAATTTAAAGAAAAAGCAAAGTTGTATGATATAGCGGATGATTTGTCTTGGAAGTCTCATCAAAATCACACGCTTAGACATTTTGGTGAAAGACTTAAAATATATGAACACGAAAAGTTTGATTTTCGTAAAATAGTAATATCGATAGAGGAGTAAATATGGATTCAGAATATAAAGTGCTAAAACTAACAAACGGTGATAGCGTTATTACGGAAATAAGTTCTACTTCCGAAAAATCAATATTTCTCCATAGACCTATGGCATTTAAGACAGTAATGATGATGGATGAGAATATGAATTCTACCGAAGTTCTTTTATTAAAGAATTGGGCAGAGTATTCAGCCGATACTGATATAGAAGTACCATTAAATTCTATTATGACATCATGGAAACCCGATGTTCTATTATTAAATTGTTATGAGATGGAAAAGATAAAACAAGACGCTCCGGAGATATACAAACTTTTAAAATCAAAAGATAAAAGTTTGCCTCCAGTAAATCCAAACATAATGCCAATGCTGCCTGGAATGCCCGGTTTAATTCCACCCACTCCCAAAAACATTCCAAATAATATGGCAAATTTTAATTTAAATTTACCAATGGATGTTGCTAAACAATTGATTGAATTTTTGGAATCACAGGGAATAGATTTAATTGGACCTGACTTTTCTGATAATGATTCATCTGAAGATATATCTGATGAAGAAATGATAGACGAATTAACAGAAGATCAGGGGTTTGGAAATAATCTAGATGACTGGTCATCTGATCCCCAAGACTACCTCAAGTAATATATTGCAGGGCCCGGTATCCACCGGCACTGAGAATTATAAGGGGTTTCGCAAATCTGTCAAGACAAAAATATAGGAAATCGCTTGCTTTATGCGAGCGTTGTAGTATCATACCCACAAGCGGAGAACATTATGAAAAAGAACAAAAAGAAAAAGAAGAAGCAAGAAGAAGTTATAGAAGAGCCTCTTCCTGAAGAAGTAATTGAAGAAATTCAAAAGAAATCACATTACATCAACAATAAAATGTTTTTTGATGAAATGGTTGAATGGAAAACAAAAGTAAACGAATCAAAAGAGGTTGGAGATCCCATACCACCAGTAACTCCGTATATTGGTCAATGTTTTATGGAAATTGCTGAAAATTTGGCAAAGAAACCAAACTTTATGAATTATCCATTTAAAGACGATATGATTGGTGATGGGGTTGAAAATTGTTTGATGTATTGCTCAAACTTTGATCCCACTAAATCAAATAATCCCTTTTCTTACTTTACCCAAATAATTTACTATGCGTTCTTGCGTAGAATTCAAAAAGAGAAGAAACAAACATTAATTAAATACAAATACCTAAAGTCTTTGGATACAAAAGGTGATTTATCTGAATACTTAAAGCATATGGGTATAAGTGAAGATGAAGAAAATTATTTAAAAACATTAGATGAAGAGACACCCAAAAAGCCAAAAAATAAAAAGAAAAATCGCAAGAGTCTAATAATGGAGGATGAATGAAAATAGCATTTTTGGCTGATACTCATTTTGGTGCTAGAAATGATGCTCCATTATTTTTGGATCACTTCTTAGACTTTTTTGAAAATCAATTCTTCCCATATTTGGAAGAACACAACATTAAGACAATAATTCACTTGGGTGATCTTATGGATCGCCGCAAGTTTGTTAATTTTCATACATTAAATCAAGTTCGTAAGAGGTTTATAGACAAATTAAAAGATGGCAACTACGAAATGCATTGTATTGCGGGTAATCATGATACCTATTTTAGAAATACTAATGATGTTAACTCTCTTCGAGAATTGTTTGACGGAGACTTCAAGATATACGATTTTTTACCAGCAAAGGTAAACTTCAGTGGAGTTGATTTTGTATTTGTTCCGTGGTTAAATAAAGCAAATAGTGAACAAAGTTTGCAGTTTATTAAAAATACTTCTGCGGATTTTGTTCTTGGTCATTTTGAGTTTGTCGGGTATCAAGTTTTGCGTGGAGTTAAGCACGAAGAAGGAACCGATCCATCTTTGTTCTCAAAGTTTGAACATGTATATTCTGGTCACTTTCATTGCAAGCAAACAGACAAGAATATCTCATATCTTGGTACACCTTATCAAATAACATTTGGTGATGTTAATGAACGCAAAGGTTTCCATGTGTTTGACACAGATACCCGCGTCATGGAATTTATTCCTAATAAAAACAAAATGTTCTATGTTCTTCGTTATAATGATAAAGACGAAGATCCCATGAAAATTGATTTCACAGAATATAAGAACAAGTTTGTAAAAATTATTGTAGAAACAAAAACTAAACCATACATTTTTGATAGATTTATGGATAGTCTTTATGGCGCTCAAGTAGCAAACTTAACGGTTGCGGAAGAGCAAAACAATGATATACTTTCGGTTGATAAAGTTGATGCATCATTGGATACGGTATCCATCATCAATAACGAAATTGATGGGATGCAAGAAGTTCAGAATAAAGAAAAACTAAAGAAGATTATTCACGAACTTTATTTGGAAAGTCTTTCTTCACAAGAAACATGAATATTTTTGTATTAGACAACAATCCTCGTACTGCTGCACAAATGATGTGTGATAAGCATGTAGTTAAAATGATCCTAGAATCTTGTCAATTGATGTCTACTGCCCATCATGTTTTGGATGGTAATGAGATTACAAGAACTACAAAGAACGGAAGAAAGTTTAAGACATGGGAAGTAAATAAGCCAGGATTTACTTTTTTGCGATGCACCATGATAAACCATCCATGCACCATATGGACCAGAGCGAGCACGGAATCCTATTACTGGTTGTGGGAGCATACCCACGAAATGCTAAAGGTATATCAAGCCCGTTATAACAAAATTCATTGTTATGACAATATGATTCAATATAGTTTGGCACATTGTCCGAAAAATATACCGAATGCTACCATGCCGCCTTTTGCTCAAGCAATGCCTGATCAGTATAAAAATTCTGATGCAGTTCGGGCATATCGTGATTATTACATTTATGAAAAATCTAGATTTGCAAAATGGAAGACAGGAAATGTGCCATCTTGGTACACAGAAGGTGTGAGCAACATAAATACTGTACAAACATGATTACAGTAGTAGAAAATATAATTACAGTAGACACTGAAGATGAAACCAAAATGGTTGAATTGTTTTTGGAAGAAAACCATTTTGATTTTGATTTATTGTCTAGTAATTTTTTAGTATACGATCCAGTTGAAGAATTGCTTGAAGAGTTTATGGATTCTTCTTTGGATATTTTGCTTGACGAGGGTGTTGCACAGCGTAAAATTGTAGTCAGAGGTGGAAAAAGAAAAGTCATCTTTAGATGTAAGCCCGGTGAAAAGAAAATAAGTAGACGGTGCGCTCGTAGAAAAAGTTCCGAGTTAGCAAAAATGCGTCGCCGCGCTCGACGGGCTGCCAGAAAATCAAAGAGCAAAAGAGGTCGTGCATTAAGAAAGAGAAGAATTTCTTTGCGTAGAAGAAAGACTCTTGGTGGTACTAAGAAACACGAACATTAATTATGATTACATTTACTAAGATTCGTTGGAAGAATTTCCTTTCAACTGGAAATAGTTTTACAGAATTAAATCTTACAAAAAACAAATCTACACTTATTAGTGGTGAAAATGGTGCAGGAAAGACAACCTTTCTTGATGCTATTTCATTTGTATTGTTTGGAAAACCATACAGAAATATCAATATTCCACAACTTGCAAATAGCATCAATCAAAAAGATTGTAAGGTAGAAATTGAATTTACTATTGGTAATGCAGAATATAAAATTGTGCGCGGTTTAGCACCAAAGATTTTTGAAATTTATAAGGATGGTAATCTTTTAAATCAAGATTCAAAATCCAAAGACTATCAAAAAATGCTTGAAGAGCAGATTCTCAAAATGAATCATAAGTCTTTTTGTCAAGTTGTAATTCTTGGTAGTACAAACTATGTTCCATTTATGCGTTTAGCCGCAGCAGAGCGCAGATCAATTGTAGAATATCTTTTGGATATTGATGTGTTTTCTGTAATGAATACTCTGCTTAAAGCAAAAGTATCCACCGCAAAAGACGGAATCAAAGATACTGAACACCGTCTTGCTATTCTCATGGAACGAGCAAAAGCACAGAAGAATCACATTAAGGTTCTTCAGGAGAAGAGCAAGGAATCCAAAGATAAAATCTTAGCAGAAATAGAGACAAATCAAAACACTATTTCTGATCTGCAAAAAGATATTCAAAAATTATCTCAAGCAATCGACAATCTTTCTACAGAAACTAGTGCTGGAGATGAAGATGAAATGAATAAAGTTTCATATCAAGTATCACATTTGAATGAACAGATTGGTAAAATAAACAAAGAAATTACTTATTACCAAAAGAATAAAGAATGCACTCTCTGTAAACAAAAACTATCAGAAGAACACAAAACAGGAATTGTAAGTGGTTTGGAAACTAACAAATCTGAACTTAGTTCTAAAGTTGAAGAACTAAACAAAGTGATTTCTGAACTTCAAGTTGAGATTGAAAAAGATCGCAAGATTGGAAAGCAAATTCTTGCACTTGAAAAAGAAGTAGCAGAAAAGAATAATACAATTTCTGCTTGCAATCAGTTTATTTCTAAGTTACAAAAGGAAATGAACAAAGATGATTCTGTTGACTTTACCGCAGAAGATGCAAAACTAAATTCAATCGTCGAAGAGGGGAAAAAGGAAACAGAACTTCGTCAGGAAATGTCTGACGATCTTCATTACTATTCTATTGCTGCTCTGCTCCTTAAGGATACCGGAATTAAGAGCAAGATCATCAAGCACTATCTTCCAATCATGAACAAAGTAATTAATGGTTATCTTGGTAAGATGGACTTCTTTGTGCAGTTTGAACTGGGGGAGTCGTTCGAAGAAACCATTAAGAGTCGTTACCGCGATATCTTCACTTATGACAGTTTTAGTGAAGGAGAAAAGCGCAAGATTGACTTGGCTTTATTGTTTGCATGGCGTTATATTGCACAATTAAAGAATTCTCTCAACTGCAATCTACTGATCTTTGATGAAGTTATGGATGGTAGTCTGGATGATTCTGCCACAGAAGCGTTCTTGAACATTCTAAAGGGACTGGATAAGGGAACAAATGTTTATGTAATCTCCCACAAGTCCAAAGAAATTCTTCAAGATAAATTCCAAGATCATATTGTATTTGTGAAAAGAAACAATTTCAGTAAGATACTATGAATCTGGCGACAATAGACAATTTAAAAGAAGTCATGGAAATATTCAAGCAACACAAGGAATACTTTCCTCATATACGGCAAGATTATGTTACGCGAAAAATAGTTGCAAAGAATACTATTTTCGAGGATAATGTTGTAATCACCTTTAGCCTATATAAAAAGGATGTCAAGTTGGGTAACTTGACCGTTCCAAAAGGTCACACAATGCTGCATCAGATTGCAGCGGGATCACAAGGTAACGGAAGCGCATCTAAAGTTTTGAATCAATTTTTACAATATGCAGGAACAGATGTATGGCTATCAGTCAGAGCAAACAACGAAAGAGCAATAAAGTTCTATCTGAAGCACGGGTTTCAGGAAGTGGGAACAATATCGTGGATGGGCGGGAAACTGCCGGGAGTGATTTACAGGTGGGAAAGAAACCCTTTTACGAGCGTAATGACCACGTAATTAATAATCTAGATGTAAATGTTTACTTTGAGGATCTACTTGCAATGACTCCAAAGGAGTTTGAGCAATGGGTAATCAAGATGCGTAAAGCAATTCTAAATTCGTGGGACACATATGGTTGTCCTCCAAGAACAGGAAAAGACGAGCAAGATATAATCGATCAGTTTAATCAACTGGGACAATATCCTGTTCATGAATTTACACATTCAGATGAACTATCTAATGTTCCTGATGATGTAATTGTAAATAAATCCCGCATCGGTGTAGAAGTCGATCAGTGGTTCTCAAATATGTTCAAGACGAGAATCAATTATTCTGCGAATGATACCGGATATTCTATTTACGATATGTTTGCAGATGACAAATATCTGCCGCGAATGATTCGTGGTACTATGCGTCATTTGCGCCGCGATTCTTTCTATAAGCACGCCCTTTCTACAATCAAGCACGATAAGAAGTATTCTGTTGTAGATGTGGGATCTGGTGACGAATGGATGGAAGCGTTCTTTAATAGTCCATCCGTATTTACTGGTTACGATTTCATGTTGGAACAAGTGGCTCCCCGCGAAGGTGCAAGCAGTAGTTATTTTCAACTTGAGCAGTCTAACATTCTTCAACTGACAAAAGAGCAGTTTGAAAAGTGGAAGCCCAAGATGTCATATCGGCATTATTCCACATTTGATCATGAGAATTTACCAGACGATCAATTGTATGCCATTCGTCTGTATAAGAAGGGTGAAAGAGTTTTCCCTGCCGGTTTTGCATCTTTCCGTATTGGTTATATTCAACCCGCAGTTAACTTTCCACCGATGACTGCTAAGTATTTGTATGAGAGGTTTACAGAACACTGCAAAGATCAAGATCGTATTGTAATTTACGATCCATCTAGTGGTTGGGGTGGTAGAATTCTAGGAGCAATGTCTATCCGCGATGACAGGAATGTACACTATGTTGGAACTGATCCTAATCCTGAAAATTGGCAATGTGATGGTCACTCTTCTAAGTACCATGCTATTGCAGATTTTTATAATACAAAAACATATAGAGCGAATCCCTTCTTTTCTTCAACTAATACTTGCGATCTATATCAGCTTGGCTCTGAAGTCATTTCTGAGAACACCAACTTCCAACAATACAAAGGCAAAGTAGATTTGGTATTTACTTCACCACCGTATTTTAACAGAGAAGCATATTCTGAAGATGAGAATCAATCATATAAGAAATTTTCTTCATATGATTCTTGGCGAGATGGGTTTTTAAGACCAACACTAGAAACCTGTGTTTCTTATTTAAAGAATGATAGGTATCTTTTATGGAATATTGCTGACTTATTGGTAAGTGGTGATTACCTTCCATTAGAAGAAGATTCTAGAAAAATACTAGAGTCTTTGGGTATGGAATACAAATTTACATTAAAGATGGCACTGGAAAACATGCCCGGTCAAAATCGTGTGGGTGAAGATGGTTTACCAAAGTGTAAAAATTATTGTAAGGTTAATGGTAGATTTCACAAATACGAACCAGTATTTGTTTTCTATAAACCTTGACAACGCAGCAATGCCTGATACACTATAGTCCATGAGCAAGAAACGCTACAAGTCCATCGGTAGGGGTGATACTGTTGAATCTGTATTACTTGGTGGTGAGCCAAACATTGCCGCCATGAAGATTACGGACGATAGTGAACTCATTTGGCAAATTCAAAAGGCTTTGAATTGGTATAATTATAATTGGTCTGAAAAAGACTACCGCAAAGCCACTCTAGAGTATTTGAAGAAAAACAAATACACTAAAAGCGATCAGGAGAAGGTAGAAAATGCATCAACCGTAAGTTTTGACTTTCGGTGTGTTGGTGCATATTGTCGCGTTTCTAACAATGGCGTAACACTACCCGAAGCAAAGAAGAAACTAGTTCAAACTCATATTGATAATTTGATCAAAGAGGGATCTAAAGTTCAATATTTGGCACCAGTTGTCGATAAACCAAAAGTTTCAATTCAAGACAGAATTAATGAACAAGTTTCTGAATATATCTGCGAACTTGAAATTCGTGTAGATGAATTGGTTAATTATTTAACAAAACCAACATCGAATAAATTTGAATTTGAAATAACGGAATGGATTCGTAAAAAGGATGTAAAGTCCATGCAAGCGCAAATGATTGCGGATTCTTTTAAACCAAGAATTAAAGAATTGGAAGAAGCAATTTCTGGTAAAGATGAAGATTTAAAGCAAGCATATTCTTGGATCAGTAAGCCAAAACTCAAGAAGTTCTTACAATTTCATCAAGACATGGTTGTACAATTACAAGCGCAAGCACAATTTGCAAAGAAGATTCGCAAACCAAGAAAGAAGAAAAAGAAGAAGCCAGAACAATTGATTGCAAAATTAAAGTATCAAAAGGAATGCACTGAGTTTAATTTGAATTCAGTCGATCCTAGAGAAATTATTGGTGCAAAGAAATTGGTTGCATTTAACACAAAATATCGTACACTTACTGTGTATGACGCATCTCCATTGGTTGATGGTTTTACAATCAAAGGCACTACATTGATTGGGTTTGATGAGGGTTCTTCAAAAACAAAGAAACTTCGTGATCCTAAAAGTGTACTCTCACGCATGATTGGTGGTGTTCGTGCCATTAATAATGCATGGGAAACTGTTAAAACAAAAGAATCTGTCCCGAATGGCAGATTTAACGAAAATACCGTAATTATACAGGTAATTAAATGATTCTAATTGACAATACACAAATCGTACTTTCATCTATCTTTTCTCAATATGATTCACCGGATCAGTTAGATGAAGATATGATTCGACATATTACTTTAAACACATATCGTTACTATCGAAATAGATTTCATCAGGAGTATGGTGAACTTGTAATTTGTCAAGACGCTGGTAATTATTGGCGTAAAGATATCTTTCCGCTTTATAAGTTTAACCGTAAAAAGACGCAAGCAAAAGATGAATTCTATTGGAAGCAAGTTTTTGAAACTCTTTCTAAGATTCGTAATGAAGTTGCGGAAAATATGCCATATCGCACAATGAAGATTGAACGATGTGAAGCCGATGATATTATCGCCACTTTGTCTAAGCATTATCACACGCAGGAAAAGATTTTGATCGTTTCCGGTGATAAAGATTTCAAGCAATTGATGCGATATCCAAATATTGTTCAATATAGCCCAAATCAAAAGGGATTTATTACCTGTGAATCCCCCGATAAGTTTTTGTTTGAACACATTGTACGCGGGGATTCTGGAGATGGTATTCCAAATATTCTTTCAGATGATGATGTTTTTGCAGTAGATGGTAAGCGACAAAAGCCACTATCATCTAAGAAGTTGGACACTTGGTCTAGCACAGGTAATGTGCCAAACGATCTACAAAGTAACTGGAACCGCAACCAAATGTTGGTAGATCTGTCCTACATACCTCAAGAGTATGAGCAGGCAATTCTTGCGGAATACAACAAACCAATTACAGTAGATCGCAGCAAGATTTTTAATTATTTTGTTGAAAAGGGTTTGAAGAATCTTATGAATGACATTCAAGATTTTTAATGGAGATTGATTATGGAAACCCCAGATGAAAACATACTTCGTCAGCAAGCAATGGCGAATCAAAGAAATATTATGCATAAAGCCGCTTCATTTGCTAAATCAATGGCATCTCGCGGCGTTACTAATAAAAAAGTAATACCAGAAACAAAAACATTGCGACAATTGAGTTGTCATGGTGATGATAATCTCATTCCGTGTTCAAATAGAAAAGAAAGTGATAAATTTCCAAACTCATTCTATTGTGGTGCTTGTGGGTGTGGAGATAAGCAAGGAACTCAATTGATAGATTTGACTGTGGATGGTAAAGAAAACTATGGCAAACTCGACTATCCTAAGGTTTGGTGTCCCTTGGATATGCCAGGATTTCAACCATACAAGCCATCAAGTCAAGAACCTATTGAAATGCAAAATAGTCGCAAAAAAGAAATTGAAAATCGTATGAGTGTCGAGTATATTACAGAGAAGTCTAAAGGAGAATCTATACAATGACTACAGCAACTACAATTAAACTCTCAAAGAAAACTCTTGATATCCTCAAGAACTATGCATCAATTAATTCCAACATTCTAGTAAATCCGGGTAATGTTATCACCACGATTTCCCCAGTAAAGAATGTTCTAGCAGAAGCAACTGTAGACGAAACATTCGATACTCAGTTTGGTGTTTGGGATCTTAACAAGTTCCTTGGAACTGTGAGTTTGTTTACTGATCCTGAATTTGAATTCCACCAAAAGTATGTGGTTATTTCTGGTTCAAATGGTTCTTCTGTTAAGTATTTTTATTGTGAACCAAAGTTGTTGACCACACCCACAAAGAAGATTCAAATGCCTGCTGGTGTGGTTAACTTCAAGTTAACCCAAAAGAACTTTACAGAACTGCAAAAGGCAGCATCTGTTCTGCAACTTCCTGATATTGCCGTGCGGTCTAATGATGGTAGAATGGAACTTGTTGCTCTCGACAAGAACGACGATACCTCAAATAGTTATTCGGTCGATTTGGGTGATACCAATGCAGACTTTGAATTCTACTTTAAGGTAGAAAATCTAAAGTTGATCTATGGTGATTACAATGTAGAAATCACAGAAAAGGTTGTTAGTAAGTTTACTCACGAAACAATGAATCTATCGTATTGGATTGCACTAGAACCGGATTCAAAGTACAACGGATAATATATGGAAACAAACAATGATACATTCTTGTGGGTGGAAAAATACCGTCCGCAGAAAGTTGATGATTGTGTTCTTCCCGATAGTCTAAAGAAGACTTTCAAGGAAATGGTTGGTTCTGGAGAACTCCAGAACCTTCTCCTTTCTGGGGGACCAGGTTGTGGCAAAACAACTGTTGCAAAGGCTCTATGCAACGAACTTGACATGGAGTGGATTATCATCAACTGCTCTGAAGATGGAAACATTGACACTCTGCGTACAAAGATCCGCAACTTTGCCAGCACCGTGTCTTTGACAGGAAACCGCAAAGCAGTGATCCTAGATGAGTTTGATTATTCAAATCCACAGTCAACTCAACCTGCTCTCCGAGGATTTATTGAAGAGTTTGCAGATAATTGCCGATTCATTTTGACTTGCAACTTTAAGAATCGAGTGATTGAACCTCTGCATTCTAGATGCACATGCATTGATTTCAAGTTTACCCCGAAGGACAAGATGAAACTTGGTCCATTCATCTTGGATCGTTTGAAGTTCATTCTGGACAAAGAAAAGGTAAAGTATGATGAGAAGGTTCTTGTTAAACTCATCATGCGTCATGCACCAGATCTACGCAGACTTTTGAACGAGTTGCAGCGTTATTCTGTTTCCGGTGAAATTGATGTTGGTATTCTTAAGGAAGTCGGAGATCTTAATATTGATGATCTAACCGATGCAATGAAGAAGAAAAACTTTCCTGCTGTTCGAAAGTGGGTTGTTGCAAACTTGGATAACGATCAATCTCAAGTCTTCCGTAAGTTGTATGAGGGATTGCAGGATACAATGGAACCCGAAAGCATTCCTACCTTTGTATTGATTATTTCCGAATATCAATATAAATCTGCATTTGTTGCCGATCAGGAAATCAATATGACTGCTTGTTTGGTTCAAGTTATGATGGAGTGTAACTTCAAATGAAACTTACGGATTGGTTAAATTCCATCAATATTACCAAAAAGAATATTTTGGAAGATCCTTTACTGGAAAAGGAATATTCTCCTTATATCATTAACCGCTCGCTGTCGTATTTTCCGGATACCCTATTTCATGCAAATGAAATGAATCAAAAGCACCTATTACCCAAGAAACTACAATACGACTATTTGCGTATTGTTATCCGTAAGCGGAAGCGGTTTTCTAAATGGGATAAGAAGGATCACAGCGATGATCTGGAATTGATTAAGCAATACTACAATTATTCTACAAAAAAAGCATTAGAGGTTTTGCCTCTATTGACGAAGGAACATATTGCATATATACGCAACCTTACTGGCGGGGTTAGAAAGTAATAATTATACATATTAGGAGAAGTTTACTAATATGGATTATTATTATGGAACAGAATAGTATTGAAATCGATTCGCTACTGGAAGTAGAACTTAAGGATTCGGAATCCTTTTTAAAAATTAAAGAAACATTGACAAGAATTGGCGTTTCTTCCAAAAAAGAGAAGAAACTGTACCAATCTTGTCATATTTTACATAAAAGAAGTAAATATTACATTGTACATTTTAAAGAATTATTTCTTCTGGATGGGTTGAGTTCCGACATAGATGAAACCGATATAGGCAGAAGAAACACAATTGCAAAATTGTTGGAAGAATGGAATTTGTTAACTGTTGTTGATAAGCAAAAATTAAACAGCATTTTAACACCACTAAATCAAATTAAGATAATTCCATTCAAGGAAAAACCGGAATGGGAACTTTGTCCTAAATACCATATCGGAAAGGGTAAAAAATAATGGACGCAGGAATATATGACTTATATGCAGAATTTGGTGTTGACTATTCTGTAGAATTTGAATACACCGAAAACGATGGAACTGCTATAAATTTAGGACAAGGTGATTTATCTTTTTATGTTAAAAAGTCGATTCTACCTTATGATACGCTATTTGAAGTTCATTCAAATGGTGCTATCGTTGAGGGAGTTCTCCCATTCCCTTCATCTGAATCCGGTTACGGCACAATCACCGTTTCAAATGGTGTTGCTACCCTACAAATAACCGCAGAAACTATGGATCAACTCCAACCCACTACGTATTTTTATACTCTAGTTAGACACTTAAATGGTGTAGAAACTATGCTCTTGAAGGGTAAATTTGCCGTGGAGGCAGCATGAGAAAATTAGTAGTGACAGAAACCCAAAGAAGCAAGGCCACACATAAAAGAGGTACTATAAATAGAGTAGTAATAAAGAAAGCATCTACAAAGACTACAACTATTTTAGTACCATAATGGCCAAAAAGATCTACTACTACGATAAAAGAGCAAATGCCGCTGTTACCGAGTTAACATCGTTAGTTGTACCTGTTGCAGAACCAACACTCACGACTATTCAAGGTTGGTTGCAACATCCTATGGGAGAATTGGCACCAAGTTCTATATTAACGGTCGATAGTGCAGGTAAATTAGATATTCTAAAAGTAGATGTTATTCAATTTGCGACTCTTGATGGTGGGGAATTTTAATGTCCGATGTGACGATTAAAATTAAACGTTCGCTTACACCCGGAAACGTACCAGCCGATCTAGAGTTGGGTGAGTTGGCTATAAATATCCCCGATAAAAAAATATATATCGGTGATAATTCTACAGATAATATTGCTTTAATTGTCGATGGTAATGCTACTGGTGGAGCAGGCAATCCTGCCGGAAATAATACCGAAATTCAATTTAATAATAATGGTGCTTTTGGTTCTTCATCTAAACTAACTTGGCAAGATAGTGCCACATGCGGAAGTGGTTGTACAACTTCTTATCTTGAATTTAAAAATATAGCAGGAATAAAATTATATGAAGCAACCGGAAACGGTAGCAATTATATTTCTTTTTTGGCACAATCGTCTTTATCCGGAGACACACATTACAGATTTCCGGGTGCAGGAACTGCTGGACAACTGTTGTCCATAAACAGCACAAGTAACGGACAATGTACTTTATCTTGGATTACTGCTTTTGGTGTAGAACAAATTGAGGAAACTAGTTTTCTTTCATTAACCTCAAGTACATTCAATAAAGTTACAATCACACAACCGGCAACTGCCGCAACATTAACAATTGGTAATAATAAAACATTTACAGTAAATAACACTTTGTCTTTTTCTGGTACTGATGCCGCATCTATTGCGTTTGGTACAGGTGGTACTGTTGCATATGTTACAAACAAACTAAGTGTATTTGCCAATACAACTTCTACGGAATTGGCAAGTATAATTTCAGATAAAACCGGAACTGGTTCTTTGGTATTTGCAAATAATCCAGTATTAACTGGAGATATACATATTACTGGTAATCTTATCGTATCGGGTTACATTGAAACTGATACAGGAATACGCGGCAATACCGACACAGAGGAAGAATATTTGGGTATTGGTATGGAACTTGATGGTGGAACTTATTAAGGGGAATTAAATGGCAACTATTAAGATTAAGCGTGGAACTACAGATCCATCAGCATCGCAAGTAACAAATGCTGGTGAATTGGCGGCAAATACAAGTACACCAAAGATTTGGCTAAAGACTGCGGATGATAGCAGCACAACTCCAATTTGGGTTGGTGCTCAAATCGAAGCATCCCCTGCGGATTGGACTAGTAGCACAAAACTAGCAACACAAAGTGCTATTAATACCACCTTTATGCCAAAGTCGGGTGGTACATTTACCAGTGATCTTTCTCTTTCTGGTGGTGCCGACATTCGCTTTATTGAAACTGGTGGTGGTTCTGATTACATTGCGTTCCAAGCCCCAGCATCAGTTGCAACTTCCGTAACATTTACTCTCCCATCTGCCGACGGTTCCACTGGACACGTACTGACAACAAACGGTTCTGGTACATTATCTTGGGGAGCCGTATCTGCGTCGAGTTTGGCTGTTACTGCGGATAATACTGGTAGCACATTCTATCCAACATTTGTTACCGGATCTGGTTCTGGGTTGACTCTATATGCCGATCCATCTACAACTGCTTTAAGTTATGTTCCAAGTACAAGTACACTAACTGCTTCTAATTTTGTCGGTACACACAAAGGAAATGTAACAACAACCGCCGATGATACGGCATTAACAGTAAATTCTCCCGGATCAGAAGATGCAGCACAATTAACTTTGACCGGATCTCTTGCGATAGGAGGGGCTACCGCTAATTTATCTGCAAGTACCACGACTATAGGTGGGACAACAATTAATCTTGGAAGTGGTTTAGGTACAATGACAATTAATAGTGGAACTGTAACTATGACTGGTTCTACTTTAGAGTTGCCAACCTCGTACACAATCAGAGATTCGGCAACTTCTGCTAGTTCCACATTAAACATAATGAATCAGTCCACCGCAAGCACTTTTACCAAAACCGTAAATATTGGTGCAAATACTGCTTCTGGTGGTACATCTGCTGTTAATATTGCCACAAGTATGAATGGAAGCGGTACTGCGTCTGTTACTATTGGATCTAGCACAGGCACAAGCACAACAACACTTGACGGTACTGTTACTGTCACAAACGATCTTGCAGTAAATGGTGGAGATCTTACAACAACATCTACAGGTACAGCAACCGTATTCAACAGCAACGCAACAACTTTGAATATGGGTCAAGCGGCAACGACCGTATCTATTGGTGCAACTACTGGTACTACTACGGTTAGAAATGATTTGAACATTGCTACTGGAAAAGTATACCAAATAAATGCAACTTCAGTATTGAGTGCTACAACTTTGGGTTCCAGTGTAGTAAGTTCATCTTTAACATCAGTGGGAACAATTGCAACTGGTGTATGGGAAGCAACAGATGTAGGAGTTGCTCACGGTGGTACGGGTACATCTGATGGTAGTATCACAGGTACTGGTGCTTTAACATTTACCGCTGGCGGAACAAACACAAACGTAAACTTGGTTCCAAATGGAAACGGTACAGTTGATGTTGGATCTAAGAGAATTACTAATCTTGCAACACCCTCATCATCTACGGATGCCGCCACACGCGGATATGTTGATAGTGTCGCGCAAGGTTTGCACGTTCATGCAACTGCAAAAGGAGCAACAACTGCAACTTTGGCATCTCTCTCTGGTGCAACAGTAAGTTATAGCGGAGGAACTCAAGCAATAACTTGGACAGGTGGAACCGCGCTAACCAGTACATTTACCGATGGTGTTTCTTTTACTGCGAGTACAACAGAATCTTCCGCTAGTAGAATTCTTGTAAAAAATGAAGGAGATGTTGGTGGATTGGGTGCAGCATATAACGGAATTTATTATGTGTATGGTGCCAGAGAATTGAGAAGATCCGTAGACGCAAATACAGCAGCAGAATATATCGGTGGTGATTTCATCTTCATTTTAGAAGGAACAACATATAACAACACAGGTTGGGTGCAAACAGAAGTTATCACTACATTGGACACAGATTCCATTCTGTGGGATCAATTCTCCGGTGCTGGTACATTTATTGCCGATGAAGTTACTTTAACTAAAAGTGGAGATACATTTAGTATCAAGAGCACATATATTGGTCAATCTAGCATAACTACTCTTGGTACAATTGGAACAGGTACATGGCAAGGTACAGTAGTTGGTTTGACTTATGGTGGTACAGGTAAAGCACTAACCGCCAGCAACGGTGGTATCGTCTGGACAGATGCTGACAGTATGGAAGTTCTTGCTGCTGGTACATCTGGATATGTTCTAACTTCGGGTGGTGCAGGATCACCAAGTTGGACAAATGCTACAGATGCAAATACTACATCTGCTATCGTAAAGCGAGATGGTTCTGGTAATTTTAGTGCAGGAACAATTACTGCCAGTTTAACTGGTACAGCATCAAATGCTTCAGCAGTAACTATGGCAAGTGAAACCTCAGATACTACTTGCTTCTTGGCTTTCGTAAATGCAGCATCTGCATCAAATCAAGCATTAAAGTATAATTCGTCATTAGCATATAACGCATCTACGAACTATTTGGAAGCCAACATTGATGGTGGAACTTATTAATAAATGAAAGAGATATATTATGTCAGAAGTGAATTATAATGAAACAATAGTAATTCCATTCCTTCAGAAGAAGTTTCAAGAACTTGTAAACAACAATTTAGTTCTTGAAGTTAATTTGATGGTGGAACAGAATAAGAACAAAGATCTAACAGAAAAATTTAATAACATCACTCAGAACTTTGCTTTAGAAATTTCTAAGCGAGATGATTTAATTTCCGAATATAAAGGAAAGTATAATCAATTAGAATCCGAATCGCCAATAATTGGTGATCTTCATAGCAAAATAGAAGAATTAACGAATATTGCAAATGATCGCGCAAATACAATTAGTATTAATAGATCTTCAATTAAAGAACAACAAGCAATTATAGATGAGTTGAATAAACAACTAAATACTGCGAAAGCAGAAATAGAAGTTCTTAAGACACCCCCATCTAAGAAAAAGAAAACACAACCTAAAGACGATATTCTCGATGGTGATGTGTTCTGATTGTGGAGAGATAAATGGCAATAATTAAACCAAAGCGCGGCACTACTGCACCATCGACTGGGTTAACCGAACACGAACTTGCCGTTGACACAACAAATAAACGAGTTTATATTGGTAATTCTGGTGGTGGTGGTGATTTGATTGGTTCTGCACCTAGCGGATCAAATACACAGGTTCAGTATAATAATAGTGGCAATTTTGGAAGCAGTGCCAATTTTACGTTTGATGGAACAAATTTACAGATAGGTTCTCAGGGAGATCTTCGTTTAGCAGATTCGGATTCTTCTAATTATATTGCTTTTCAGGCTCCCGCAACCGTTAGTAATAATAACATTTACACATTACCATCCGCGGTCGGTTCTGCAAATCAAGTTCTGCAAATAGCATCTGTTGCTGGTAATGATGCTACTTTACAGTGGGCAACCGTGTCTGGTGGTGGTGGAACTCCCGGTGGTTCAGACACTCAGGTTCAATTTAATGATGGTGGTTCTTTTGGTGGAGATTCTGGTTTAACATACAACAAGACAACCGACTCCTTGACCATTACCGGAGATCTTGCAGTTAATGGTGGAGATATAACGACATCTACAACAACTGCTTCTATATTTGATGCAACTGCAACAACAGTAAATGCATTTGGTGCTGCTACAACATTAAATTTGGGTTATGATAGTACAGCATCATCTACAACAAATATTAACACTGGAGCAGTTGGTTCAATTTTCAGCAAAATAATTAACATAGGCACTGGTGGTGGTGCCAGTGGTACCACCGAAATTAATATTGGGTCTATTTTGGGAACTTCTAATCTTAATATATACGGATTAGTGAATCAGGTAGGCTCAACATTTATAATGTACTCAAGTGTATCGTCTTTTGATTCTATTGCTATGGGAAACGCAAAAGGTGGAAGAAAAGGAATAACAGTAACTGCGGAGGATGCGACGATTGCTCCTGTAGCAATGGCAATTGACAACCAAGACGGTGGTGGAGAAATTGACATTTATGGAGCTGCTGCCTACGATTACACCGTGGGTTATATTAAATGTGATACACCACTATTTCAAGCCGGAGATATAGTAGGAAATAGTAATGGTTATTCTATAGAATTAAATGACAATACTGGTTTTTTTACCGTAGCAGCAATATTAAAAATGGCGTCTAACCAATACATGGAATTTCAAGATGGTTCACAGCAAATAACAAAAACACCAGACTACTTGCTTTTTGATATGGGTATAGTATAATACACACGGAGAAATAATTATGGCAACAAACGCACAATATACAGCAGCACCAATATGCGAAGTCTCGCAAGTAACAACAGCAGATACTTCTAGAACCGCACCAACAAACAGCACCGAAGTTACCGCAGGTCCTAGTGCTACCGCCGGTAACGGAGTTGGAAAAAGAATCTTCAGAGTTACTATTCAAGCCACCGCAACAACAACTGCTGGTGTAATTCGTTTCTTTTACTCTACGGATTCGGGAACAACTAAAAGACTTATTTGCGAAAAATTGGTTCCAGCAATCACACCAAGCACATCTGTTGCTGCATTCAGAACAGAAGTTGCAGAATTAGTTGGTTTAATCATCCCAGGCGGAACAACAAATAAAATTTACGCAACAACAAACAACTCAGAAACATTTAATATTTTAGTTGAATCTGGTACTCTATGAATAATGGATTTTTGGGATTTTCTGGTCAAACAGGAAGCACTTTATTAGACATTAAAGAGTTTGACAGTAGCGGCACCTATCGGATTCCCTCATTCGCAAAAAGGCTATGGGTTTTTATGGTGGGTGCCGGAGCGGGTGGTGGAGGAGGTGGACGCCGAGCCTCTGGCACTAACTCATTTGGTGGTGGTGGAGGAGCAGGAGGAGTCGTCAATCAGACATTTTTAAATGTCGATGAATTGGCATATATGGTTTCTGCATATGGATATTCAAACAATAAAGCAAACCTCACACTAACCGTTGGTATTGGTGCCGGGGGAACAGGTGGTCTGGGTGCAACTACAAATACTGCTTCCGGAGGAAATGGTTCAATTGGTGGAGCAACTTATATAACACTTGATGGTACTCCCGGTTATATAATGTATGCCATTCATTCTGGATCAAGTGCTGCTGGTCAAGGTGGAACTAACACAGCCGGCACTGCTGGTGGATCAACTGCCTTTGTGTATTATGGCATGTCTTCTCCCGCGAACAGTGGTGCTGGTGGTACGGGTGCCACCAATTTAGTATCTGGAATAACTCTTTCGTCATATACATCTAATGGTGGAGCGGGTGGTGGTGGAGTAAGTTCAGGAGATGCCGTAGGAAATGGTGGTGCAATATCTACAAGTTCTTCCACCGCAATAGCAATATCCAATCCAGATTATGTAAGAAATCAAACATTAATTGCAGGTGGAGTTGGGGATAATGCAACTACTCGTAGTCCTCACAGATATACACTATTTACAAAATACTCACCCGGTGTTGGTGGTGTTGGTGGTGGGGGTGGAAGTCTAGCAACTGCTAATAATGGTCAAGATGGATATCGTGGTGGTGGGGGAGGTGGTGGAGGTGGAGCAAGAAATGGTATAACTACTGGTAACGGTGGTAAAGGTGGAGATGGATATGTTGTTATTGCTGCTTTTGGATAATTAATATGAATAATGGATTTTTTGGATTCCCAAACAGAAATGTAAATAATAAGTATTCCATAAGTGAATTTAACACTAGTGGAACTTATATTATTCCTTTTTCCGCAAAAAAATTATGGATTATGGCAATTGGTGGCGGAGGAGGAGGTGGCGGTGGTGGTCGCCGCGCTGCGGGCACTGCTTCTTTTGGTGGGGGTGGTGGAGGTGGTGGAACAATTGTTATACATGATTTTCTTGTTGATACTTTAGGTGGACCTAATACAACATTATTAATTACTATCGGAAGTGGAGGAACTGGTGGACCTGCTGGTGCATCGAACACTACGAGCGGTACCGTAGGTTCAGTTGGAGGACATACAACACTATCAATATTAGGCTCACCCGGATTTTTTATTGCTGCTTCGGGTGGAAATAGTGGAAGCGGTGGATCAGGCACATCGGGAAATGGTGCATCTGGCAAAAATAATTGGATGTTTGGATTTTTTACTGCGGCTGTCGCAACACATGGTGCTGGCGCTTCTAGTTCATCTTCAGCACAAGCGGGTTCGCAGGTAGTATATTATCTCAATCACACAGGTGGTGCTGCTGGTGGTGGAATAAATAGCGGAACACCCGGAACGGGATTTCAAGGTGGCGCAATTACAGGTGGTGGACAGTTTTCTGGAGTGAGAAATCCTTTATACACGCTATCAAGTAATATTTGTCAACCTGGACAAGTTGATACTGGTTTGCCCGGTGATAGTGCAACTGGTAAAACAATTTTTGGACAGTATAGCCCAGGACTTGGGGGTGCTGGTGGTGGAGCCGGACCAGATACTCTAGCGTCTGGTGCAGGTGCTGGTGGTGCTGGCTATCGTGGAGGCGGTGGTGGTGGTGGAGGGGGTTCAAGAAACGGAGTTGCCGCCGGTGCCGGTGGCCGCGGTGGTGATGGGTATGTTGTTATTGTTGCTTATTAAAGGGATAATACTATGAATAATGGATTTTTTGGATTTCCTTCTGCTTTGAATATGAATGTGCTTGCAATTGATGAATTCGATTCAAGTGGGTCATATTCCATACCAAAAGAAGCAAAACTAATAAGTATCCTTGCTGTTGCTGGTGGAGGTGGTGGTGGAGCTGGTCGCTGGCGTGCCGCAGGAGATGCAGCAAATACATTTGGTGGTGGTGGTGGCAGTGGTGGTTCTTATGTGCTTCATGATTTTCTAGTAGATGAGTTGGGTGGACCAGGATCTACCTTATTAATTACAATAGGTGCTGGTGGTAATGCTGGTGCTACACCAGTGTCTTCTGGAAACAATGGTGGTGCCGGTGGTACTGGGGGTTCGACAACCATTACTATGCCCGGAAAATTTGGTTTTTTAATTTCAACAGTTGGAGGTGCGGGCGGAACTGGTGGAACCGCAACAGCAGGAACGGGTGGTACTGCTAGAGCATCTATAGTCCAAGGAATTGCTGTGGGTGCCTTAGGTGCCGGTAGTTCAGGTGGCTCAACATCTGGAAACGGCAACATAATACAAGGTTACAACTATAATGGTGGTGCTGGTGGTGGTGGTCACACTAACGCGGGAGGAGCAGCAACCTCTAACAGCGGAGGAAACATCACAACATCTACAACCGCATCCACAAGTGTAATGAGTTCTTATTATGTTAGAAGTGGTACAATTTTAAGTGGTTCTGGTGCTGGAGGTCAATCTGCTTTTGGTTTTACAATAGCGGGAAAATATACGCCAGGACTTGGTGGTGCCGGAGGAAGAAATGGAGCAACTTCAAATCAAGGAGGCACCGGCGGTGCCGGTTGGCGCGGTGGTGGAGGTGGAGGAGGAGGCGGATGTTGGAGTACCCACACTGGTTCTGGTGCCGGCGGCCGCGGTGGTGACGGTTATGTTCTTATAGTTTCATATAATTAATAGGAGAATTAAAATGAGATGGGCTTTAATTAATAGTGAAAATAATTTAGTAGAAAATGTTGTAATTTGGGATGGCGAAGGTACTCTATTTCCAAATACTTTGAATGTTCTTTTGACTGAAAATGAGCCATGTTCCATAGGCTGGTTGTATGAAGCAAACAATACACCAAGATTCACAGAACAACCTGAATAATTTTTGAAAGACTTATATTATGCTTAAAATTTATCGTATTAGTGAAAATGCTACTTTACCAAAATTTGCCACAAAACAATCTGCTTGCTTTGACATATCTGCAAGTGAAGATTGCACAATAATTGCAAAACATAGTTATGCCGTTTCAACGGGATTAATTCTTGATATACCTGAGGGTTATTCTGTAAGAATTCATCCCCGTTCTGGATTGGCATATAAAAAGGGAATTACTCTTTTAAATTGTGAAGGTATTATCGATTCAGATTACACAGATGAATTGAAAGTAATTCTTTACAATACTTCAAATATTGATTTCATGATTAACAAAGGGGATCGTATTGCTCAAGGGGAACTGATTAAATCTCTTGACTATACCATTGATGAGTGCTATACTAAACCCACGCAGAAAACCGACCGTGTGGGTGGTTTTGGCTCAACAGGAATTAAATCATGAACGAACCATATAAGATGACGAGAGAAGAACTTCTGGGTTTCCATGAAAGCCTTTGTAAGGAAGCCTTAGAATTAATGAAGAAAAAGAATCACGATTATGCCGGTAAGGGTGGTGAAGAGCCATTTGCCAACTTTACTCGCACAGAAGCAATGGGTGTAACTACTACGGAAAAAGGAATGCTTGTCCGTATGACAGATAAGATGAGTCGTTTATCATCTTTTACTGAATCTGGCACTTTTGCTGTTTCTGATGAGAAACTTTTGGATACAATTCTTGACATGATTAACTATTCCGTACTATTCTACTGCTATATGCAAGAGAAGCAAACCAAGCGCGAGCAAGGTAAGCCTATGTTCCTAGTGGAAGATCCAAATCATCCAATCAGAATTGAACCAACAAAATAATGTCTAAATTTTATACTTATGTTGCGATTCGGGGAAACCGAATCTTATACCGTGGATATGACGGCTCCAAGCGCATTCATCGCGCAGAGCCGTTTTATCCTACGGTGTTTGTGCCGGCTGTCAACAAACAAACAGAGTGGAAGACTCTGGAGGGAAAGTATGTTGAGTCTTTTAAGCCTGGAAACATTGATGAAACTAGAAAGTTCATTGATGACTACAAGGATGTCTCTGGATTTGAAATCTACGGAAACAACGACTTCGTATATCAGTTTATTGGAGAAGAGTATCCGAAAGAAGTTGCGTATGATTACAATCAACTTCGTATCGCTTATTTGGATATTGAAACTGAATGTGAAAATGGATTTCCGAACATTGAACAAGCCGATCAACGAATCAATGTAATTACAATTCGCCTACACGATCAGACTTATACATTCTGTCTTGGTAAAGCGACTCCGGTTGACTCCAATCACCATGTCTATTCCTACACAAAGGAAGACATTATGTTGGAGCAATTTTTACAATTCTGGCAAGACAAAGATTTTGACATCATCACTGGCTGGAATGTCCAGTTCTTTGATATTCCGTACATTATTCATAGACTGAACAATGTCCTAGATGATAAAGCAGCAAATCGTCTTTCTCCGTGGGGACAAATCAAGACACGCACCGTAGCAGTTAAGCAGCAAGAGCATGTTGTTTATGATCTTGTTGGTATTGCTACGATGGACTATTTTGATTTATATCGCAAGTTTACCTTCGTTACTAGAGAGAGTTACAAGTTAGATCATATTGCATATGTCGAACTTGGAGAAAGAAAAGCATCCTTTGAGGGATACGACAACCTTCAACAATTCTACAAGGGTGACTTCGATAAGTTTGTTGCATATAACCACAAAGATGTCCAACTGGTTCTTCGTTTGGAAGAGAAGTTGCGTCTACTTGAACTTGCTCTCGCTCTAGCATATAGCGCAAAGGTTAATCTGCGAGATGTGTTTTCTCAAGTGCGAACTTGGGACACTATCATCTACCATTATCTTAACGAGCATAAGATTGTAATCCCGCAAAAGGAAGTTGAAGAGAAGGACAAGAAGTTTGAAGGTGCATATGTGAAGCCACCGCAAGTTGGTGAGCATAAGTGGATCGTGTCTTTTGACTTGGATTCTTTGTATCCACATTTGATTATGCAATACAACATTTCACCCGAGACAAAAACATCATATGGTAAGCGGGGATCTTTGAATCCGGATGTTATCTTTGATCGTGAGGATGGAAAACCAGTAACTTCATTCATAGATTGTGTGAATCTAATGCGTGATGTTAAACTCCGCAGCGAATCGTTGGCAGCAAATGGTGTTACCTTCCGCAAAGATCGACAGGGGTTTCTTCCAAAGTTGATGGAAACCATGTATGAAGAACGGAAGATGTACAAGAAGAAGATGTTGGAGTGTAAAGCAGAACTGAAGAATCTTCCGAAGGATGCACCAAAAGAAAAAGTTACAGAACTAAAGAATCTGATTTCCAAGTATCACAACTTTCAGTTGGTTCGTAAGATTCAATTAAACAGCGCGTTCGGTGCAATCGGTAATCAATACTTCCGTTACTACGATCTAGACTTGGCAGAAGCAATTACCGTGTCCGGTCAATTGTCAATTCGATGGATTGAGCGTGGGTTGAACAAGTTCCTAAACAAAACTGTAGGAACAAACGATGTTGACTTTGTTATTGCAGCAGATACCGATTCGGTTTATATCTGTCTAGACAAGTTGGTGCAGAAGGTTATGCCTAATGCAGACAACAAGAAGGTTGTGAAGTTCTTGGATAAAGCGTGTAAGGATATCATCGATCCATTCATCGAATCGAAGTATGAAGAACTTGCGACTATGATGAATGCTTATTCGCAAAAGATGCATATGAAGCGCGAGTCTATCTCCAACAAAGGTATTTGGACTGCAAAGAAGCGTTACATGTTGAATGTGTTCATGGGTGAGGACAATGTTCTTCTCGACAAGCCAGAACTAAAGATCATGGGTATCGAAACGACAAAATCCTCAACTCCACAAATTGTTCGTGAGGGGTTGACTAATGCCATTGATATCATCATGAATCAGGATGAACTTGCTTTGCGTAATTTTGTAAACGAATTTAGAGATGTCTTTAACAAACAAGATCCAGAGGTAATTGCGTTTCCTCGCGGATGCAATGGCATTACTGAATATGCCGATTCATCTAGAATCTATCGCAAATCTACACCAATCCATGTGCGTGGTTCTCTTTTGTATAATCATTATTTGAAACAGAATAAACTCACAAAGAAATACCAATTAATCAAAGACGGAGAAAAGATTAAGTTTGTTTATCTAAAAGAACCTAATCCCATCGGAGAGGATGTCATATCATTCATCAATACTCTTCCAAAAGAACTTGACTTACATCGTTTTATTGATTATACTTCACAGTTTGAAAGCAGTTTCATTGAACCGCTCAAGATTATTCTTGATGCAATTAAATGGAAACTAAAAGAAGAAAGCACTTTGGAAAGTTTATTCGTATGAATAAAGATGCAACACTAATTATTGAACAGTGTCTGGACGAAAAGATAGAAGAGTATCGCCTAATTCTAAAAAGCGATCTGGCAAAACTATCATTATCCCAACTTGAAACATTCAATAACAAAATTGCAGATCTAGAATATGCCAAATCACAACTAAAAGGAGATAAATAATTATGAGTTTTCTGAAAAACATCATTAAGGAATCTAAAAATGAGTTTGCTTCAATCGTGGATGAAGGAATCGAAGGAAGCGATATCAAGGGGTTCGTTGATACTGGCAGTTACGCTTTCAATGCTCTACTCTCTGGTTCTCTTCATGGTGGCATGCCTGACAATAAGATCATGGCTTTGGCAGGTGAGAGTGCAACTGGAAAAACTTACTTCACGCTCGGTATCGTAAGCCAATTTCTCAAGGATCGTCCAGACGGTGCTGTGCTGTATTTTGATACAGAGCAAGCAGTCACTAGTCAAATGTTCAAGGAACGCGGTGTAGATCCTTCTAGGGTTGCTGTATTCCCCGTAAACACGGTGGAGGAGTTCCGTCACCAAGCAGTCACTATTCTTGATTCTTATTTGGCTCTAGCAGAGAAGGATAAGAAGCCAATGATGATTGTTCTTGATTCTCTTGGTATGTTGTCTACAAATAAAGAAATGGTGGACACTGCCGAAGGTAAGACTACAAAGGATATGACTCGCGCACAAGTAATTAAAGCCACTTTCCGGGTTCTTACATTAAAACTTGGTAAGGCAAATGTGCCACTTATTATGACTAATCACACCTACGATGTTGTGGGTTCGATGTTCCCAACGAAGGAAATGGGTGGTGGTTCTGGTCTAAAGTATGCAGCCACAACTATTGTCTATCTCTCCAAGAGAAAAGAGAAGGATAGTGATGGAGGTGTAGTTGGAAATGTGATACACTGCAAACTCTACAAGGGTAGAATTACTAAGGAGAACAAGATGGTTGATGTTCTGCTTAAGTATGACAGTGGATTGGATAGATACTATGGACTAGTTGATCTAGCCCTAAAGTATGGAATCTTTAAGAAGGTTTCTACTCGTATTGAACTTCCCGATGGCAAAACTGCTTTTGAGAAGAGTATTCGAGAGAATCCCGAAAAGTTCTTTACGCAAGATGTAATGGATAGACTTGAACAAGCCGCTGGTGCGGAGTTCAAATACGGTACTCAGTCTGCCGGCGAGAAGACTGCTTCAGAGGACAATGATGAGTCTGATGAATGAGTGTAGAAAAAGTAATACTTGAAAACTTACTCTCTAACGAACCATATGTTAGACGAGTACTGCCGTTCATCAAGGATGAATACTTTCAAGAACGAACTGATAAAGCCATATTTCGTGCTGTTCAGGAGTTCTTCAATAAGTATAATGCGTTACCATCTCTTGATGCACTAAAAATTGGTCTATCATCTCGTACTGATTTAACTCAGAACGAGTTTGATAGTATTGATCAAAAAATTAAAGCGTTCGATACAACCACGAAGCAAGATGAAAATTGGCTTGTGGATGAGACAGAGAAGTTTTGCAAAGACAAAGCAATCTTCAATGCTATCCTAGAGTCTGTTCATATTATTGAGGGTAAGTCGAAGGAGAAGTCAGTCAATGCACTTCCGTCTATATTGTCGGATGCATTGGCTGTTTCTTTTGATAATAACATCGGACACGATTATCTACGAGATGCCGAAAAGCGATACGAGTTCTATCACACAGTAGAACAGCGTATACCCTTCGATCTTGATTACATGAATCAAATTACAAACAATGGTACTCCTCAAAAGACTTTGAATGTTGTCATTGCGGGTACTGGTGTGGGTAAGTCTTTGTTTTTGTGTCACCATGCTGCAAACTGTTTAATGCAGAACAAGAATGTGCTTTACATCACTTGTGAAATGGCAGAAGAACGAATTGCAGAAAGAATCGATGCAAATATCATGGACATCACTTTGGATGATCTCAAGCAACTACCAAAAGAGATGTACGCCAAAAAGTTATTCAATGCAACCCGTGGGGTTAGCGGTAAGTTGATCGTGAAGGAGTATCCTACCGGATCTTCAAATGTAAATCACTTCCGTCATCTTTTGGAAGAACTAAAACTGAAGAAGAAGTTTGTTCCAGATATTATCTTTGTAGATTATCTGAACATCTGCGCCTCTAGTCGTTTCAAAGCGGCTATGGTAAATTCCTACACTTATGTTAAGGGAATAGCAGAAGAACTTCGTGGATTGGCAGTAGAATACAATGTGCCAGTTTTTACTGCAACACAAACAAACCGTGATGGGTATACAAATACTGATCTTGGTTTGGAGAATACTTCAGAGTCATTTGGTTTGCCGCAGACAGCCGATTTCATGTTTGCAATGATCCGCACAGAGGATCTTGACAAGATGGATCAAGTTGTTGTCAAGCAACTAAAAAATCGATATAATGATTTGGCTTCTAATCGTAAATTCATTCTTGGTATCAACCGTTCCAAGATGAAGTTGTATACTGTTGAAGAATCTGCACAAGAAGGATTGATTGGTGTTGGTGCAGAGGATGAGGTAGCAACAAAGGATAACGGTTTTACTAGTAAGTTTAAGAGAAAAAGTTTTGGTAACAAAGCAAAGGATTGGCAATTTGAGGAGACACACGATGCCTGAATATAAGCAAGTACAATACATCAGTGAAAACGATACTCGCACCTTTGAGCAACGACTTGCCGCTTTACCGGCAATCCGCGACGAGGATCTTCCAGAGTGGGAAGAGTGGGCAAAGCGCACATTTAACATTGAGTAATAATGTCATTAATTGTAGATAAAAAGTATATCAATCTAGTATCCCCTATGCTTGAGATGTTCAAGTGGAAGGGTGATACTTTGGCAAATTGTCGTTGTCCTATTTGTGGTGACTCCAAATCAAATAAGACAAAAGCAAGAGGATACTTTTATTCTAAAAACAATGATATGTTTTATAGATGTCACAACTGTGGGGCTTCTACAAGCATCTATAGATTTTTGGAAACCGTTTCTCCAGCATTAAGCAAACAATACTCTTTGGAGCGTTGGAAAGGTGGAGAAAATGGTCATTCAAATTATGAAAAACCAAAAATCAAAATGGACACTCCCAAATTTAATAAGATAGTTTTACCAACTATTAATGATTTGGATCGTTCACATGTTTGTAAATCTTATGTAACACGCAGAAAGATACCACAAGAACATTGGGAAAATTTGTATTATGCAGAAAACTTTGCAGAATTTGTGCATAAGCATATTCAAAAAGATGTTGGTGAAGAACCAAGATTGATTATTCCAATATTCGATAAGGACAATGAACTTGTTGGGTTTCAGGGAAGAGCATTGGATGACAATGCAATTCGTTATGTTACTATCAAATTTGACGAAGATACCAAGTTGTGTTTTGGTGTCGAGCGAGCAAATTTGAAATCAGTTGTGTATATTATGGAAGGACCCATTGATTCGTTGTTCATTCCAAACTCAGTTGCCATTCTTGGAATGAACCACGAAATTGATGCAAATTTATTTGCAAGTAGTAAGTTGATTTATGTGTTGGACAATGAACCTCGTAATAAGCATGTGGTTCAGCAATATCAAAAATTAATAAATACTGGTAAGACAGTTTGCATATGGCCTAATAGTGTAACAGGTAAGGATGTAAATGATATGGTGTTGAGAGGTAGAACACCAATCGAAGTAAAAAGAGTAATCGATACTAACACTTACTCCGGACCTGAAGCACTTATTAGATTCTCTCAATGGAAGAAGGTTTAAATGTCAAACTACGACGACTACGAAGATGAGGATGAATACTATGAAGATGACGAGATTGAATCAGATGATCCGGAAGAAACTCCACCATTCCCAAGTTACTCAGATGGAGGGTCCGAAGAAGATGATGAAGAAGTTATCGACTTGGACGAAATTGAAGTCGAATTCGACAACTTAACAGAAGAGCAACGCGCTTGGATTTTAAGCACAGAAGCCGTTGCTGAATTTGGTATAAAATTTGCAGAGTACATCAAAGCGATAGATCCCGAAATGTGGAAACGCGCAAAAGATTATGCTCTAGATTACGTTCAAATTGATGGTGTGGAATTTAATTTTGGTGATGATAATGAACAAAAAGATAAACCTACTTGATCACGGATTTGTTAACTTAGTTGATTACATGGGAAGCGATCTCACGGTAGTAAATGCCGCGAGAGTTTCCTTTAATAAGGAAAGCGATTGGGATACTGATCCCAATTGGACTGGTTATCGTGAACACAAATTGTCTGAAAAGGATCAGAAACTGATCTCTTATCTTGCAAAGCACAAGCACTGGACTCCCTTTGCACATCCTCAGATAACTTTGAGAATCAAAGCCCCAATTTTCATCCGAACTCAACTTTTTAAGCACAAGGTTGGATTCGTAGAGAATGAAGTATCCCGTAGATATGTTTCAGATACGCCAGAAATCTATTGTCCGCAGTGGCGTTCAAAGCCAACAAATGGCGCAAAGCAGGGTAGCGAAGATTTCGTTAACCCCGAATTAGTGAATTCATATAATACTGATTGGGAAAGGATCGCTAAACCCGCACTAGAGGTGTATCATAAACTCATCGCAGAGGGGGTAGCCCCCGAGCAGGCGCGTTCCGTGCTACCACAGGGGACTTACACCGAATGGTGGTGGACAGGATCACTTTCTGCATACGCGAGAGTATATGCACAAAGAATTGATCCCCATGCACAATGGGAGGTTCGCCAGTATGCACAAGCCATTTATGATATAATCCAACCGCTATTTCCGCACTCTTGGAAGGCTTTGACTGGCAAATAAATAGAGATATGCTACCATCATTTTCTTCATTTAACACACCGGAACCGCGATTGAATTATGCCAATTTATCAAATTGGTACATTTCAGGAAAGGCTGCACCACGGAATAATAGATTTTTACTTACCCGTGATCTGGGAGAAATGAAGCAAGGATCAGTATTTAATATAATTCTTTCTGAAACATTTCAGTTTCTTACAGAAGAGGGCAACAAACCATATATTGTGAAATTAAACGGTATAGGTGAATATTGCTTTGTAGAAGAAGGAACAAACAGATTATTTAAAATCATTGGTGGTAATGACAAATATCCAGATGGTAAAGAATATAACATCATTGATAAGTTGTTTGTTGTTGCAAGTGAAGGTGTTATTGATGATTCTGTTGCTGAAGTAATTAAAGAAGAACCAAAACAACTAGAAGCACCAACTCCTATTATGCTTCCCGGTTTAAAGGGAGACAATGGTGAAAAGGGTGACCGTGGAGAACGTGGATTTATTGGTGATCGCGGAGAGAAAGGTGAAAAGGGAGACAAGGGCGAACCAGGCGATATTGGTCCACAAGGTATTCAAGGTCCAAAGGGTGACACCGGAGAAAGGGGCACAGATGGATTACAAGGCGAAATTGGTCCTAAAGGTGACCGTGGAGATACTGGAGATAAGGGAGAAGTTGGCCCAATTGGACCGCGAGGAGAAAAGGGCGAAAAAGGAGATACCGGTCCCCAAGGGCCTATTGGGTTATCTGGTCCACCCGGTCCACGTGGTCCTCGCGGTGCTAAAGGAGACAGAGGTCCGAGCGGCGATAAGGGAGAAGCGGGCGAAACTGGTCCAAAGGGAGAACGCGGCGCTCAAGGTATACAGGGAACTCAGGGAGCAAAAGGCGATGTAGGTCCGCAGGGACCTGCTGGTGTAGCGGGAGAAGCAGGATCAATTGGTCCTAAAGGAGATACTGGAGAACCCGGTGTAGTTGCTGCTACGTTTCCTTTGAAACTCGAAAAGAAAACTCTTTCGATAGAATCTAAGTATTTAAATGATCTTGTTGCACATGTAGGAAAACATAGCGCACAAGGCGGTGGTGGTGGAAACCTTATTGTTAAACATGAAGGAAGTAGACTTACTTCTGCTGCAAAAAGTATAAACTTCACAGGAACTGGTATTTCATCTGTATCATCGGATGGAAAGAATATCAACATTGATATTTCTGGTGGTGGAACTACGGTAGCAAATAGATTCACTTATGCACCAGTTCCACCCGAAGGTGCAATCAATGGTGATAGATGGTTTAATAGTTTAACTGGTAGATACTTTGTTTACATTGACGATGGTGATTCATCTCAATGGGTAGAAATTTCTGTAGTGCCTTCTATTAATTTGTCGCCTGTTTATCACACACAAGCAGTAACCACATCATCGTATCAAGCGTCATCCTTAGATTATTATATTGGTGTAAACTACGCCGGAATAGTTACAATTATTCTTCCAACAACACCAGTTACTGGAGAAACTATTACAGTAAAAGATGAATCTGGACAAGCAGGATATGCTAATCGCTACATTGAAATTGTTCCTGGCAATACAAACGATTTCATAGATAATGAAGAGTCCGCAATTTTAAATATCAGTAATGGTGCATTACAGTTTATTTACAGAGATGGATGGAGAATCATATGAGTTACCTATTTAACGATCAAATACGATTTAACGGCGAAGCAATTGATGCTTTTGCTCGTCTTAAAGTAAGCACACCATTTACTCTGTTTGATTCACAGCACCGTTATCAAGAAAATGATAAATGGGATACTTTAACCACTAGTGGTGGTTCTACAGAATTCAAACCAAATGAAAGTGCGATTAATTTAAATTTAACAACCGCTTCGGGTGCGAAGGTTTATAGAGAAACAAAAAGAGTATTTGCATATCAACCAGGCAAATCTTTATTGGTATTAAGTACTTTCGTATTTGCAGCAAAGAAAGCAAACCTTCGTCAAAGAGTTGGTTATTTTGGTGCTCAAAATGGAATCTATCTTGAGCAAAATGGAAATGATGTTTATCTTGTATTGAGAACATATGTTGATGGATCTGTTGATGATGAGACATATAAAGTATCCCAAGCGAATTGGAACGGCGATAAGTTCAATGGCACTGGTCCAAGTGGCAGAACTTTAGATCTAACCAAAGCAAACATTTTGATAATGGATATTGAATGGTTGGGTGTAGGTGATGTGCGTGTTGGATTTTTTGCTGATGGAAGACCTGTTATTGCACACACCTTCCACAACGATAATTTAAGAAATACAACATACATGACAACAGCAACTCTTCCAATGCGTATGGAAATAGAAAATTTAGCAGCAACCGCATCTGCATCTACCGCGAAACAAATATGCAATAGCGTGATGTCGGAAGCAGGATTTGAAGGATTCTCTAGACGGTATAATGTCGCAACGACTATAACATCTCCACGAAGATTGGCAACCGCTGGTACTTTCTATCCTGTAGTTTCTTTGCGTTTAAAATCAACTAGATTAGATTCTGTAATTGTTCCCTCAAATATAAGTGCATTGGTACTTGCAAATACCTCTGCACAATACAGAATTTTACTAAATCCCACATTTACTGGGGATGCTGTCTCTTGGAGCGATCACTACAATGGAAATGTTCAATATTCTTTTCACGGTTCTGGAACATCATATACAGGTGGTACTGATATTATTGGCGGATATATTGAAATCAATGGATTGCTTACTATATCCGATATAAATGACTTTAATTTTCAATTAGGAAGAACACAAGCTGGAGTTTCAGATATAATCACCATTGCAATGGCCGGTAAAAGTAATAGTACAGATGTTGCCGTAGATTTTTCTTGGTTTGAAATCATATAAAGGAATAATAAATGGCAGGATTTCCAAATACACCATCAATTGGCAATACCTACACAGTAGGAACTATTACATGGGAATGGAATGGCACTGCTTGGACTGTGAAAAGTGCAGGAACAATTGATATTTCATTAAGTGATTTAAGCGACGTAACCATCACAACACCGACTTCAAATGAAGTATTGAAGTATGATGGTATCGAATGGAAAAATTCCAATTCGCTTGACGGTGGAGCATTCTGACAACTAAATATCGTACCAAAGGAATAAAAACATGACCTGCCCAACCACACCAAGAACAATTAGCAGTAAACTTTGCGACATAAAATCAGTAAAAGACTATGGAGCAACTGGAGACGGTGTAGCCGATGATACTGCCGCCATTCAATTAGCATTAAATGCCAATGTTCCATTGTTTTTTCCACAAGGAACATATAAAATAACAAGCACACTAACGATATCAAATTCAACTATTTATTTGTATGGATCTGGTGATAGTTCGGTTTTAAATTTTTCTACGAATGGTGAATTAAAATTAGTATGCACACGAAGTTCTTTGCCAAATTTAGCATCCAATATACAGGCCGGTGGTAATGTTATTTCATTTTCAACAGCACACGGATTGTCTGAGGGTGATGTTATTGTTGCATACAATCCTACAGATTTTAGTTTTGGACCTCACAGAAATTTTTATAGAGATGGTTGTTTTTTCAAAGTAGCAGATCCAACAAATTCTACTAATATAAAAACATACTCAACTTCACCAGACACCTATGCTTCGGGCTCTATGACTATGACCAAACTGACTGGTGGTAAAGTTCATATTTCAAATTTAAAAATTATTCCACCAAGCGGATCATCAAAAATTGCATTAACCGTTGAGGGGCACGAAGGAGTAGTTATTCGTGATATTTCATTAAATACTGGTGCTACAGGAACTGGTATAGCAATTCAAACATGTTTTGATATTGATGTTAAAAATTTAAAAGCAACAGCAAGAAGAAGCGCATCCTTCCCATCTAGTGATTCTTATCCTATAGTCTTTCTTAATTCGCAAAAAATTACGGTTAGTAATTGTTCATTGTACAGTGATCGTCATTGTATTGCTATGGGTGGTGGTTTGGGACCTCCTGTTAGAAATGTAATCATAGATCATTGCATTTTAGAAAATGATGGAGAATTGGGAGTGGGTGCCGCTGATATGCACGGCAATTCTGATGATGTCTTATATACAAATTGCATAATTCAACATGCGAACATGGCCGGTAGAAATGTTTCATACAAAAATTGTAAGATATATGGAAGACCAACTAGTATATTATTGGGTGCTGGTGATTTAGGATTGTCTGATGATGGTTCCTGTATATGGGGTAGCGAAGTGGTGGGTGGAACTTTTACAATACAAAATTGTGAATTAATAACATATGGTAATTGCAGTTCTGCTGGTTGTGTGTACCTTGATGTTGATAAAATCACTGAAGATTTTAAATTGATTATGCACAATAACACTATGGAAAATAAAGGTTCCTCTCCAAACACCCATCGTTGTGTCATGCTTTATGCTGGTAATAGTTCTGCACCTACAGATAAAATCAATATTGATATACGTGGATTGAATCATAAAGCAGCCAGCGCATTTTCAATATTATCTTTCCTAGGAACCAATGACGTTTCCGCTAATCTTTCTATTATAATTGACGATATAATTGCCCCAAGCGGAACTAGATTGGCTGTCTTTGGTTCAAATGCAAATGCCGCGGCTCCAATGAGACTGCAAAAACAACACTATACTGAACAATTAACTACCTCAACTAGTGACTATAAAGTTGCAAGTTCCACTTGGACATTTAGATATCCTTATCCCGCAACTCGTTTACCAAGAATTATAGCAACAGCGGGTTCGTCTGATGGTACTTCAGTAACTCCAAATCGTGGTGGAAAAGTTAGTAGCGTTTTTGTTAATAGTTATTCAGCAACAACTGCACAAATAACAGTTGCTTCCGGTGATGGTAATAACTTTACATCAGCAGAAACAATTAGAATTTTTGCTGAAGCAAGCATAAACGAACTTTAATTAAAACACTAAATATCGTACCAAAAGAATTGACAAGTTAGTGTCTCGTACTATAATATTACCCATAGGAGATGTAAATATATGAAAAACTTACCAACACTTTACCAAGATTTTATTCACCTTTCTCGCTACTCTCGTTGGCTTGAGGAAGAAGGTCGCAGAGAAACTTGGGAAGAAACTGTGAACCGTTACTTTAACTTCTTTGATGAACATCTCAAAGGAATGAAAGTTAAAATTACAAAAGAAGAGCGCGAGGAATTGCGCCAAGCAGTTTTAAATTTAGAAATTATGCCAAGTATGAGATCATTGATGACGGCAGGTGAAGCGTTACTGCGGGACAACACTGCCGGCTATAATTGTTCTTATGTGGCAGTAAACCGTGTGAGGGCATTTGATGAAATTTTATATATTCTTATGTGCGGTACTGGTGTGGGTTTTAGTGTCGAGAAGCAATTCGTCGAGAAACTCCCAACAATCGCTGAGGAGTTCACTCAGTCAGATACCACTATCATTGTACAGGACAGTAAGGCTGGTTGGGCTAAGGCTTATAAGGAACTTGTCTCCTTGCTCATTGGAGGTCAAATACCACAATGGGACGTATCTAAGGTACGACCTGCTGGTGCGCGGCTTAAGACATTTGGAGGGAGAGCTTCAGGTCCAAAGCCTCTCGAAGATCTATTCCAATTCACCTGTGATACTTTTAAGAGAGCGGCAGGGCGCAAACTTACCTCAATTGAATGCCATGATATCGTCTGCAAGATTGCGGAGATTGTCGTGGTCGGAGGAGTCCGTCGATCTGCTCTTATTAGCCTATCAAATCTCTCGGACGACCGCATGAGAAACGCCAAGACAGGTGCATGGTGGGAAGCAAACCCACAACGCGCCTTGGCAAACAACTCTGCCGTTTATACAGAGCGTCCAGAGATTGGTGTATTCATGGAAGAATGGCTATCTCTCTACAACAGTAAGAGTGGTGAGCGTGGTATCTTTAACCGTGATGCAACAAAGAAGACCGTTGCTCGTCTAGGTGAGCGTCGTGATCCGAACTTTGAGTTTGGTACAAACCCATGCAGTGAGATTATTCTGCGTGATCGTGAGTTCTGCAACTTGACTGAGGTTGTTGTTCGTGCAGAGGATACAACAGAATCACTAAAGCGCAAGACTCGCTTGGCTGCCATTCTCGGCACTTGGCAAGCATCTCTCACAAACTTCCCATACCTCTCAAGCGAATGGAAGAAGAATTGTGAAGAAGAAGCACTTCTTGGTGTATCCCTGACTGGCATTCTTGATAACAAGATGATGCAAAATCCAAGCAGTGATCTTTTAGGCACATTGAAGCAAGAAGCGATCAGCACCAATCAGGAATGGGCAAAGCGTCTAGGAATCAATCCTGCTGCTGCCATCACCTGTGTAAAACCATCGGGTACAGTCTCGCAACTGGTAGACGCCGCATCTGGTATTCACGCCAGACACGCCGAATATTATATCCGTACTGTTCGTGCGGACCAAAAAGATCCAATTTGTAAACTTATGGTGGATCTTGGCTTCCCACATGAGCCATGCGTTATGAAGCCAGAACACACAATGGTATTCTCTTTCCCAATGAAAGCAGAAGGTTCTATCACCCGAAATGATATGACCGCCATTGAGCAACTAGAACTTTGGTTGGTGTATCAACGCAACTGGTGTGAGCACAAGCCATCAGTTACCATTACCGTGAAGGAACATGAATGGGTGGAAGTTGGAGCATGGGTTTACAAGCACTTTGATGAGATTAGTGGTATTTCCTTCTTGCCACATTCTGATCACAGTTACCGTCAAGCACCATATCAAGATTGCACAAAGGAGCAATATGAAGAAATGCTTGCAAAGATGCCAAAGAGTGTTGATTGGAGTCAACTCAAGAAGTATGAGAAGGAAGACAACACTGCTGGTACACAAACCTACGCTTGCAGTGGCGATAAGTGTGAAATCGTAGACTTGACTAAATGAAGGTAGGATCGCTATTCTCAGGAGTTGGAGGCCTTGATCTCGGATTCGAGCGTCAAGGTTTCTCCATTTCTTGGGCATGCGATAAGGAAAAATCTTGCAGAGAAATTCTTGCAAAGCACTTCCCATCTGCTATACTTTATGACGATGTTAAAACAATAGATTCCACAAAAGTTTCACCAGTTGATGTTGTGATTGGTGGATTCCCATGCCAAGATCTTTCTGTTGGTGGTCAACGCAAAGGGCTTTCAGGGGAAAGATCAGGATTATTTTATGAGTTTATTCGAATCGTCAGAGACATGCCAACCAGACCAACCTTTGTGGTGGTCGAAAATGTCCCCGGAATGCTCTCAAGTAATCGAGGGGCAGATTTCGGAATTATCCTCAATGAAATGGTCAAACAGTGGAGTCCTAGATCTATCGCGTGGAGAATATTGGACAGTAGATACTTCGGTGTTCCCCAAAGACGAGAAAGAGTCTTCGTTGTCGTTGATCTTACAGGAGAACGTGCCTCAGAAATACTGGATCTCAAAACAGACATGCGCCGGGATATTAGAGCGAGGGCAACGAATGGGAAGAATTCTATATCAGCCACTGGCGGATTGTTTGAAGAAAATGTTGAATACCCAATCACCCTAAGAAAGTCTCGAAAGGCTCAAAGTGATAAAGACTTTGAGACATGGGTAGAAACGGATTACGCTAATACTTTAAATCTGTTTGATGTTGGGCAAAGATCAAGTGTTCTAGTAGCAGAGAACCCAAATGTAGTTCGGTATCTGACCCCAGTAGAATGGGAAAGATTACAAGGATTTCCGGATGGATGGACAGAAGGATTATCAGATCGCGCTAGATACTGTCAAATGGGAAATGCAGTCACAGTTAATGTGGCTGAATGGATTGCAAAACGTATAAAAGGAGTGTATCATGAGCAATTACAAGCCAGGTGAAGGATATGATAAAGGGTTTACTTGTCGCATGAATGGTGGGTCAAAACCATCGCAAGCAGTTTGGTCTTCAGATCCATATTGGTCAGAGTTTGCTACGGGTTGGAATGATGCAGACAGTAAGATTATTGGTGAAGCACGAACAAGAAATTTGAATGAAAACAAACAATTCCTATCGGAATAAGGAGACATTATGAGCAATGCAATGTTTTATGTTTGGTTACTATTGGGTAGTTTTGGTTTCATGACTGTTTTGTTTTTTATAGCGGAAAGTGAAAACAAAAAGCTCCGCAGAGAGAAAGAAGCAGGAGAGGAGAACCAACGGTTTATTGAGGTTTACAATCAAATGCAAAGAGAAGCGGAAGCATTACAAAGAAATATGGATGAGTCAATTAAAAATTGTAATGATACCATTTCTGCTCTATATCAAAGAGTTCGAAGTTTGGAAGACAAAATCGATACATATATGAAAAACAAGAAGTGAATGAAATCCCGATCTAAAAAATCGGGATTTTTATTTAATAAAGTGGCATAAATACTAGTGTTATGTCAAGGGTACTAGTAACCATCCTAGTCACCTCCCTTGCGACGATAAACGCCTGCAAAGGTGTTCCTGCCGCTTCTACACCCCCCACACAACCAAAGGAAGCAACACCCGAAGCGGTCGAGCAGCCCACTCAAGAACTGCCTTACTTTATAACCCGAGGGTTTACAGTCATCGAAGAGGGGCAACAAGATCCTTTTGGTTGTGTGGGGAAAGTATTAAAAGAGAATGGGGACATGATTGGTAGTTGTGTTCTCATATCTCCCCGAGTTGTGCTAACCGCCGCTCATTGTTTAGAAGATGGAAATGCGTATTGGTTTGAAACCAATGATTGTGAAAGAATACGCATAGTGAAAACTGTAATACACAAAGATTACATGTCAAACTATACAATTCATGATATTGGTGCTTTTGTTTTAGAAACACCCAGTACCAAAACACCTGCTGTTCTAATAGACAATTTGGGTGAACTAAACCGTTTAGAACCTTTGGTAACAGTGGGGTATAGTTTTGAAAAGAAGAAGATTAGCAATCCAAAGACATTTTTCTATTATGGAACAGTAATAGAAGATCCATCTCATATTAAATTTTTACCACTGGAAGGAAGCGTTTGGTTTGGAGATTCTGGTGGAGGACTTTTTGAAGACGGTGGAAAGTTAGCAGGAATACTTTGTTCATTTGCAATGTATAATACACACATATTTGAAAACTCAGCAACTCACATTATTTTATATAAAGAGTGGTTGCAAACTATACTGGAGGAGAATAAATAATGTTGTATGGTAATCGCTGGTATAGATTATTCCTTGACTGGGCCCGCAATTTGTGTGTTCAACGGAACCGGAACGTTCAGTTACAGCAAGTGTTCGTTCTATTACCTAACAGACACAAAAAAGTACGCTAACAGTTATTTGAGCAACATCATAGGAGAAACATTCCTAGATTGGGATTGTGATGTCGAAAGATATGAAACAATTGCCGATTGGGCTACGGAAATTCTTATGGGTTGTTCTGCTATTGCATTAGAAGGATATGCTTATGGTGCCAAAGGTAAAGTTTTCCACATTGCTGAAAATACTGGGGTATTGAAGTATAAAATCTATCAATTAGGAATACCCTTGACCATTTTGCCACCCACGGAGGTAAAGAAGTATGCCACCGGTAAGGGTAATGCAGACAAAGAAAAAATGTATGATGCATTTGTTTTGGAAAACAATATGCTATTAAAACAAATAATAACACCGGACAAGAAAGATATTACTAGTCCGGTGTCAGATATTGTTGATTCTTATTATATTTGCAAAATGCTTTATGAAAAAATCAAGGATTGTTAATTTCTTCGTCTTCGGGATTCTTTACTTTCTTGCAATCGTAATATATCGATTTTGCTTCTCTCCAGATAAACCATGAAGCAAACAAGAAAATAGGAGTATACCAGAACAACCATTCTGAAGTTTTGTCGGGACTATTAAAGAATGGTTCTTTTTGCACGGAGTGTATTATTTGACCATTTTTGTCTTCCATATAAACCATTTTTGGTTCAGTGCAGGAAACCAACAAAAATAATGCTATTCCCCAAATTACTTTATTCATGACTTGTTACCTCCTGCGGCTGAACCAAAATAGAATCCAACAACGGCAAGAAGAACTTGACGGTTTTCTTCAGCAAACAGATATCCGGGAATCTCCACAAAATACTTTCTGCTAGTTTCGGGAATCAGTCCAAAGAAACTTTCGGGTTGCTTTTGAGTATATTCCGCAAAGGTAGGAATACCAAAGAAAGGAAGAACGAATGGTGCTGCAACAACTGCAAATAAGCAAGCAAGCACGATTAGTTGACGCACACCCTTTCCTAGGTCAATTGGAACTCTTTGAACTGCTTTGTCTTGATTCTCTGTTGTTTGTCTATTTGCTTCAATTAATCTTTGAAACATTTCTTTTTGATCTTGAGCGCGTTGTGCCCAAAATCTAAAAAGAAAACCTG